ACAAACGTAACTATTTGGTTTCCAACATACTAAAAAAGGGGCTGTTATAGCCCCTCAGTAGTCGATAGGGGAATCGGCGGCTCATTTGATAATCAGGCTGTTACGTGCTGTCTTTAAGCATTTGGTATTACTTTGGTATTACATACTTTATTATATATTATATATTGCCATTTTTGAAGATCAGACTGGTGATGTGGTCTAAGCGTCTCTGCCCGTTGCGAATCATTTCCTCGTTCTGGCGAATAAGCATCTTATACATGTCGGTCTGCTCGTTGTGAAGCAATATCAGTTCCTTAACGAGTGAAACCAGTTTCTCTTTCGGCAGACGCTCGATATTGTCAGACACGTCTTGATTGAAGGAAATACAATCCTTGTCGGTAATGTTGTCGCTACCTCGTTTGTACTCCTTATCGTCTAACGGTTCTACAAAATAATCCCATGAAAGACTGAAGTGGTTTGTTACGATGGTCTTTATCTCGTCGGTCATGCGTGGAAATTGACCATTGCGAGAGTCGCGTATAAAAAGTCTATTTATACGCTGCTGAGACAATCCAATCATTGCCGCGAACTTTTGTACGCGCCCATCTGCCTGACTATCAACAAGTTCGAGCAGTTTTCGGTTGGCGTAAGGCATGTCTTTGTCAAATTTTCTCATCTTAATTTCTGTTTATAATACAACCATATCTCTAAAAATAACTTAAAATACAAACGGAATTGTTTGTATTTTCGGATTTTGTTTGTAGATTTGCAGCGTGATTTTTAATCACACATACATACAAATGGTCGGGTGCGGTATCGCTAACGCACGAAGGTCTGAAAAACCGTTGCAAATATAGCAAAAATATCGCATCCCTCCAAATGTTTATCGCTAATTAACATTAACGCATACAAACAAAAATGAAAGTATCGAAAGAAGAGGTCATTAAAATTAAGCCGGGTAAGACGGAGGTTTTTATCTGCGACTCACCCCTTGCTGCACGTAATGGTCAGGCTCTCATACTGAACTACGTGAAGAAATACTTTCTTCCGAAGGGCGTAAGCAACTACACGACCTCCGTCAAAGAGAATGTGTTGACGGTTACTGCTGTAGCGTCCATTTCTTAGGAACAATAACGAACTAACTAACCGCGACAATGATGACAGATTTAGAACTTCGCAAGTTGGCACGAATGATAGTGCAGGAGCAGGCAGAGAATGAGCAATGGATGATTGCCTTTGCAAAGGCTCAATCCAAATTGCAGAAGCCAGTGGAGAAACTGGTATCTCCCGCCAAAGCAGCTGAAATACTTGGTATATCAGTATGGCAGCTCTATCACATCAAGGATGATGAAGATGGAAGACCCAGATTCTCGTATGTCAAGACTGGAAATTCGCAGTCATCGCCATTGAAGTTCAATGCCGCAACAATCCTCGAAGAGTATGATCGGTATCTGTCCCAGAAGAAAAGAAAAACAAATATTATGCCGCTCAAAGTAGCGGGACTTTAGATAAGTAGGCGACGGAGGTTGTTGAACCGCAGATAAATCTGCAAAGGTTTTGGGGACGTGTCCCCGATAAACGGAATGCTCAGACAGAACGTGTTCTGCTGCTGAATCCAGCTAAGGATATGGAAAGAAGGACTTATCCATCGCATTCCACCGACGCAGCCCTTGCGTCCACCGAAAACTGAAGGTATATCCGAGGAAGCGAATAGGTAAAGGGGTTGGAGTGGTTGATGAAAAGTTGCACTTCTATAGCGGAGATCACAGAGGGTCGAGGCATAAAAACGTAAGAAAGGCTAATATGGTTTGAAGAACGTAAGCCCTATTTATATAGGGTGAAATCATATAGCCGACACATGACTAAAATCGTGTGTCGGTACAATGCGAGAAAAGTCAAGTGGTGACACCTATTGTATAGGCGGCTGTTCGACTCAGTTTTCTCGCGCAATCAGTAAATTTCATAAAATATTATTAATGTTATAACTCCACCTGCCTGAGAAGGTCGGTGGTTTTTGAAGACAAATCTCTGTGTGTTCCATATATAGAGGGTCGGCGGCTCAGATGTCATTGTCAGGTTGTCACAACCATCGTACCAGAAGCGGTTTTTGGATTTGACCGTTCCAAATGCTTGCTAAATCGCTATGTGGTCTCCTTTGTTGGTTGCAGGGCGATTGGGGTGATGGCATCGTCTCACTCAGCCGCCGACAAATCGCGGGATGGAGCAGTGGTAGCTCGCCAGAATCATAGTCTGGAGGTCGTGTGTTCGATCCACACTCCCGCCACTTTCTTTTTCATTATGTCTTCAATAGGATGGTTAATAAGGTGAAAAGCCCCGTTACAGCGGTAGCGGGGTATGTTAAATGAAGTGTTTATTATTGTCGATATAAGCATTGGAGGTTGGGTATGTCCCTTAAAAGTCCTGCTTTACAATTACCAGCAAAGCCAAGTTGCTGACGCTTCGAGCACCTATGACGTATGGGGTGCTTTAGTAGCGCGTCTCGCAGGATGATAGAGAATGGTAGCGCATTCCACCTCCTCCTTTTTAAGAGTGTAAAATAGGACATTTACTTAATGGAAAGATGGCTGAGCTGGTCGAAAGCACCACACCGCTAACGTGGCAAACGAGAGATCGTTTCGGGGGTTCGAATCCCTCTCTTTCCGCAAAAAACTTTTCTTTGGCGTATTTATCTATAATGCTTAGCTGCCCCGTAGCAATCCGGCTGCGGGGCAATCGGATTGGCTACACATAAATTGTTAATGATAAATTGTTTTAAGTTAGTTGTTTGCAGCCTTGCCCGTGATGGGTAGGGCTGTTTTTTTATTTATTACTGCGTATGAATTATAAAGACCAAATGAAGGAATGGCTGAAGGAGCACCCCAACGCAACGGTTGAGGAGGCTTGGGAGGCTGGCTACAACACATGCACCGATAACTGGTGTCATGGTAAGGTGGCATTGTTTGAGAAGTGTCGTGAAATGCTGAAACAGATCATAGAATAAAAACGATATAAATTATGGAGAAAACTTTCATCGGTATAGACCCAGGACTTGAAGGGTTTGTTACCGCTCTTTTCCCGAATGGCGAAAAAGAGTTTTATTCGATAGACGAAAATGATGACCTCGCCCTTGGCCGAATCATAGCCGACATTAAGAAGCGGTCATGGGAGGTAGTGGCTTGTATGGAAGACGTTCACGCTATCTTTGGTGCAAGCGCAGGTTCTACATTTAATTTTGGTGAAATCAAAGGTGTATTGAGGGGTTTGCTCATTGCACACGAAATCCCTTATCATCTTGTAGCACCAAAGGACTGGCAAAAGGAGATTTGGAATCATCAGGACGAAATCTACGTCACGAAATCCAGAAAACAGACCAACAAAGAAACTGGAGAAGTAACGCAAAAGAGTTTCAAGACTGTAGATCCGAAGCCCACAAGCTACAACGCAGCCCGAAGGATTTTCCCCAATGTTGATCTGCGAAAAAACGAACGTTGTAAGAAATACGACGATAACAAGTGCGACTCCCTGCTTATTGCGGAGTACGCACGACGAAAAAATCTGTAGAATCATTTACATGTCCTTTAAAAGTTTAGAAAGGTATTAATGTTTTTGTCCTACCCAGCCGTGAGGTTCGGTAGGATTCTTTATTTGTTATGAAAGAATTACTGGAATTCCTCAAATGTCTTAGAGACAAGAGACGTGAGGCGAAACTCGCTCCTGATTTAGTGGCATATCATGATCTGTCAAAATTCGGCAAAGATATGAACGAGGTCAGAACGGATCTTCATGCGCTCATTGAGAAAGGTGTCGTGAAAATCCATCAGGGTCTCAACTACGAACTGATCGAAATTCTAAAGGAAGAAATATGAAAGAACTCGTAAAAATTCAAACCGAACTGAAGGCGAGCAAGGATTTGTATAACAACTTCTCCCATTTCGCCTACCGTTCAGCAGAGTCTATTCTGGAGGCTCTGAAGCCGTTCCTAAAGGAACTTGGTTGTACCGTCGTGTTGAGCGACGAGATTATATTGGTTGCTGATCGCATCTATGTAAAGTCAACCGCTACCATTAAGAATAGTAGTGGTGAGACGGAGAGTGCGGCTGCATTTGCCCGTGAGGAACTGAGCAAAAAAGGTCAGGATGCAAGCCAGACAACTGGTAGTGCCACCTCCTATGCACGTAAGTACGCTCTTGGCGGTCTATTTGCCGTTGATGACGGACGTGATGCCGATTCAACGAATAACTCTCCTATTACCGAAGCCAAGTTGCAGGGTGACTACGACAAGGCTGTTAAGAAGATTGATGGCTGTAAGACCCGTGCGGAGTTGCAGGCTCTCAATGGGAAGATGCAGCACCTTTGGAACTACCAGCCCTATGTCTCGTATATGACCCAGAAATATAATACATTACCACAATGAACGATTTCCAGCGCACGACGGAGTGGTATGTTCAGCGAAAAGGAATGCTGACTGCCAGTGAGATTGCCAATATCCTTGTAAAAGGACGTGGTAAAGATGAAGTCTTTGGTAAGACCGCTCTTACCTACCTCAATGAGAAGGTGGCAGAACGATTTATCGAGGACGAAATGTTTGCATACTACCAGGAGGAGGTTAAGAAATCGACTCCTGCAATGCGATGGGGGAGCGAGTATGAAGATACAGCCCGTGAGCAGTATGAGTTAGCCAAAGATGTTAAGGTAATGGATTGTCCGTTTACCAAACTCAAATGCTATGAGGATTTTGTCGGCGGTAGCCCAGATGGAAGGTTATCGACGCTTGATCGTATTATTGAGATCAAGAGTCCGTACAACCCAAGCATTCATATCGAGCATTGCAAGTGGACTAAGCCAGAAGACTTGAAGGTTGGAAACTTAACCTATTACACGCAGGTACAGTTGAATATGCTGATCACATCGACAGCAAAATGTGACTTCATTAGTTATTCGCCCTTGTTCCGTAATGGTCTTGATCTTCATGTTCTGGAAATTCCTCTTGATGATGAATTCTGCAAGAACCTCATGGCTCGCATAGATCTCAGTGTCGCATATATGAAGGAGCAGATAGAATTGATGAAGAAAATTCAGTCATAGGCAATGAAAATCAACCTTGTTTGTACGGTTGAAGGATTCAAGCCTGCCTCAGATGCAGATTATGAGTTGAAAAAGACTATCAAAAATGGTACGATTTGTGAATGCACTATTAAGGAGTATCGCAACTACCAGTTTTTGAGGAAGTATTTTTCGCTCATAAACTGCGCTTGGGAATATCTCAACGAGGAGCAGCAGCAGTTCTTCTACAACAACAAAGACTCTTTCAGGAAGACGGTAGAGATCAGTGCCGGGCATTGTGAGCCAGTTTACAACCGAACTCGTAATGAATGGATAGACATGCCGAAGTCGGTGGCTTTCGACAAGATGACCGAGGCTGAATTCTCTCAGCTCTATGAAAGAGTGAAAGATGTACTCTACAACTTGTTCCTCAATAGTGTGAACCGTGAGGAATTCGAGGATAGTTTAAGGTATTTTTGAAAATGAAGGAGATCTGGAGAGACGTAAAAGGCTACGAAGGTTTGTATAAGGTTAGCAACAAAGGACGTGTTTTATCCTTATCAAGACAGGTTCGTTGCAAGGGAAATGGTATTAGGTGTATAAAACAACGTGTTTTAAAGCAAGAAATAGACCATCTTGGTTATTGTTTCGTTTCCCTACATAAAGGATTAAAACAATATACAGAAAAAGTTCACCGCCTTGTCGGAATCGCTTTTATTGAAAATCCTAACAACTATGCAGAAATAAACCATAGGGATGAAAACCCGTCAAACAACAATTTAGAAAATTTGGAATGGTGTGACCATCTTTACAATTCAAGGTATGGAACAAGAGGGATAAAATTGAGTAAAGCAAATATAAATAATATCTTTACAAGTTTACCCGTTATCCAATACACAAAAGATGGTCAGATGGTGAAGGAGTTTCCTTCCATTCAAGAGGCTTCAAGAGAAACTGGTATCGCGAATGGAAGTATTTGTTGGGCGTGTAAAGGGAAACTTTTATCAGCTGGCGGTTTCATTTGGAATTATAGATAAGTATTTATACAGTTCTAATTTTTAACGTTAAAAATAAACTTTTATGGAAATTGTAATTTCTGGCTACATTGTAGCAGTCCTGCCTTGTGAGCAGGGAACAAGCCAAAGAACGGGACAGCCTTGGATGAAGCAGGGCTATGTACTTCAACATGAGCAGGGCCAGTACCCGAAGCATATCTGCTTTGAGATCTTTGGTCAGGATAAGATTCAGCAGATGGCTATTCAGTATGGCGAGTATCTGACAGTTCACCTCAATGCCGATGCCCATGAGGATTCCAAGAAGCCGGGCAAATGGTATAACGAGTTAAGATGTTGGAGGATTGACCGTATGGGACAGCAGATGCAACCGGGACAGCAGATGCCGACGCAGGGTGGCTATCCACCACAGCAACCAATGATGGCGCAGCCTCAGTACTCGCAGCAGCCTCAGTACCCGCCACAGCAACCTCAATATCCACCACAACAGCCAATGGCGGGTAATCCATTCCCACCGCAGCAGCCACCACAAAATCCCTTCCCGCCACAGCAGCCTGCACCCGCAGCAGCTCCAGCGCAACCGCCGTTCCCACCTGCTGCACCCGCCGCTCCTGCACCGCCAGCACCTCCTACGCCTCCAGCAGCGGCTCCAGCCCCAGGAGCACCCGCACCACAGACTCAGCAGCCGCAGGTACAGCAGCCTCAAAGCGGACAATTGCCGTTCCCTCCTGCTAATCAGTAAGGTGCTTGCAGGAAACCTTTTCACGGGGCAAGTCATTAGGTTGGCTTGCCCTTCACTTGGTGCAATGGCGGGCGGCACACGCCCATCTTTGTCAGGATGGCTTCGCAGGTTCGATCCCTGCTTGCACCACACTATGAATATTGATAATGAACGATTGAAGATACTCTATCCAGTAACGAGTAATAAGGAGTTGAGCGTATTATTTGGTATCAGCGCACAAATGGTACAGCGTAGAGCTTACCAAATGGGACTGAAGAAGAATCCGATATATTTGTCTGGAGTCAACAGAAGGAATGGAAGTCATGTCTAAATACGGCTTTTGTCACGGTTGGATGGTTGACCCAATAGACCATACCGAGGTAACATGTAAACGTCGTGAGAAATGCGCTTATTTCGACATTGATTTCTACCGTAATCACGGAAGCCACCTTGAAGACTTTGAGGAAATGTTTCCGTTTTCGCCCTGCGAATACTTTGTATTGAAGGCAGGGTGTCAGATTCAGGAAGAGAGACATGATGATGAAGATCCATTTGGAGGTTTATATACGTAAAAAGCTAAGATTTTAGATGAATGGTATTGTACTGATTAAGAGATCATGATACCTTTGCAATCGAGGGATAGTTGGAAGTAGCTATCCAATGACAAGAGTAAGCTGAAGGCTCTTCCCTCCTTTGCAATTCTTCGGCGTTATAAAAACTTCAGCGTATGAATAGCAAAGGTTATATGCGTATTTCTCGTGAAATAGAAAATTGGGGTTGGTATCGTGATGCCAATACATTCAGAGTATTTTTCCACCTCCTCCTTAAAGCCCAATATCAGGTAGGCGAATATATGGGAATACCCATTCAGAGGGGACAGGTAATTACTGGAAGAAAGTTACTTGCTGCCGAACTCAACATAAGTGAGCAAGGTGTTAGAACGGCAATAGATCACCTTATAAATAGTGGTGAAATTGTTCGTCAATCAACCAACAAGTTTAGTATCATAACTATCTGTAAATTCGATAGTTGGCAAGAACTTACGGAAACGGCTAACCAACAAAGTAACCATCAAATCAACCAGCCAACTAACCAGAGAAATAACCACATACAAATAATAGAAGAAAATAATAATAAAAAAAATAAAGAAGATAAGAAGAAGAAATCCGAACCAAAGTTTGATGTCAGGGCTGATCTATCCTATGTCGATATGTTTTATGTCGATGTTTGGAATGAATGGCTTGATTATAAGGATGAAATAAATAAGCAGTATAAAACGCAACGCGGAGCGAAAGCGGCATTTACAGAACTTATGAATCTCTCTGGTGGTGATGTCGCAACCGCACAAGCGATTATAGAACAAAGTTTCAAAAAAAATTGGGATGGATTTTTCGCATTAAAGACTTCTCAAAACATACCGTACAATATGCCAATGCAACCGAGGATTGAAAATGAATCGGAATCAAATGAGCAGCAATCAGTCTGGCAGTCGTGATAAACCAATCGGAAGTATATAAGTGGTGGGACGTTTTCAAGAACGGTAGCGACCTCACGGAAATAAGAATTCTCAGCGGAAACAAGACTTGGAGCGGTTACTTCAAGAACGTTGAGACTCTTCTAAGATGTATCGAACCATACTCAAACAGCCCGCATACCCAGATATACTTTACGCTGAATAGGATAAAGGATGCTTGTTATGGCAGAAGCCAGCAAGATAAAATCATACCGATATTCAGGGAGCCGACAACAAGCGATGTCGATATTGAAGGTAGAACACATATCCTGATAGATCTTGACCCCGTGCGTCCGGCAGGTGTCAGTTCGAGTAATGAGGAATTGAATTTTGCCTACCAAAAGGCGGTAGATGTCTATAACTGGTTATTGTCTCAGGGATTCAATGAGCCGATTGTATGCAAAAGCGGTAATGGCTACCATATAGTCATACCCTGCATGATGGCAGCTACTTCGGACGTTACCGAGGTGGTAAAGAAATTCTTGCAGGTTCTCTCGCTTTTCTTCAGCGATGACAATGTTGAAGTAGATGAAAAGGTATTCAATCTCGCCCGTATCAGCAAACTGCCTGGCACGATGGCTTGTAAGGGTGAGAACACTTCTGATAGACCTTGGAGGCTGTCGGAAATTGTCAGCGTACCATCGGAAATAAAGCCAACGGACATTGCCTATTTCAAGAAGATAGCGGCGATGTACCCAGAGGAAGAGGTGAAGCCGAACCGATGGAACGGCTACAGCTCAGAGAGATTTGACTTGGTTGAATTCCTGAATAAGCACAGCATCGGATATACGACGCAGAGGGTTGCTGGAGGTACTAAGTACATTCTTGAACATTGCCCCTTCAACGATCAGCATAAGCACAAGGATGCTGTTATCTTTCAGAGAGACAGCGGCGCAATCGGTTTCCTCTGCTTCCACAACAGTTGCAGCGGTAAGACTTGGAAAGACGTTCGCTTACTCTTTGAGCCAGACGCTTATAGTCATGACTTCATGCCGCAACCTCAGTTCAGGCAACCGTATCAGCAGCCCATCGCTCCCACCCCAGCACAGCCGTTGGTACAGCAGGAGGATAAAGGTAAGATATGGCTGAAGATGTCGGAAATCAGAAAACCGAGGCTCGACCCCGCAGACTTCATTCATTCTGGAATACCACTCATTGATGTAAGAGGTTTGGGATTCAAAAGAGGTGACGTATCTATCTGGAGCGGATTCAGAGGTTGTGGAAAATCCTCGATTCTCAGTAACCTGATTCTCAATGCAGCTCAGGAAGGTAAGATTAATGCCGCATGGACTGGAGAGCTTCTTGATGTTCAATTCAAGCAATGGTTGTACCTGCAAGCAGCGGGAAAGCAGTATAATAAGAAATACGGTCAGTCGGATTATTACTACACACCTGACTATATCGCTTCGAAGATTGATCCTTGGATTGACAAGTATCTCTGGCTCTTCAATAACAAGTACGGAGATAACTTTACTCAGATCGCGGAGCAGCTACGCCGATTGAAAGATACGGTTGGTTTGGACGCAGCCTATTTCGATAATTTGATGGTATTGAATTATCGCGATTTAGGTCAGGACAAATACGAGCGTCAGGGCGAGTTGTTGCAGAAACTCGAAGATTTGGCGAAGGAACTGGATATACATGTTCACTTGGTTGCGCACCCGAATAAGTCTTCTGGATTTATCAGAATTGATAATATCAGCGGTAGTGGTGACATCAGCAACAAAGCCGATAACGTTTTCCTGATTCATCGTATCAATCAGGATTTCAAGAACAATGCAAAGGGCATTATCAATCAGTTTATTTACAATGACATTCTGACAAGCGGATGCACAAACGTAATTGAGATTGCGAAATTCAGAACCAAAGGCAGTCTTGTTGGTGACTTCATCAAACTCTACTTTGAAATGGAGAGCAATCGCCTGAAGAATGAGGTTGCTGAAAACGTGATCTATAACTGGAATGAGAATGCTGCTGAAAGCTGCTCATTATTCCATAACGAAAACGGATTGCCGTTTGCAGCACCAGAACAAACAAACGATTTACCATTCTAATTTATGATTACAGAAATTTACGTAAAAGCCCGCTGCGATTTCGGTAGCGGAAAATACGCCGTTGTTATAGTTGAAGGTGGCGTGGTAATCCATAAAGTCGCTTTCGTCATTGGTAAGGAATTCCCTTACAAAGACGTGATGCTGAAAGCCGATCAATACAATACGGAGATTGTCGCCGTATGCTATGCCCTGCAATGGTGTAAGGCAAATGGAAAGAAAATCGTGAACGTCTATTGCAATACCAACACTTGTGAGAAATGGTATCACCGCAACGAGATTCCAGAGGAGAGAATTATTCGTGAATCCTTCTTGGAATGTGCTCAGAATATAGATGTCTATGCTGAGTATATTCCGAAGAATAGTGAGAACGAATTTAACCTACTCGTTAATGAAATGGCACAAAAAGCAAAGTAAGATGGATAAGAAGGAAATACTCGAATATTTCAACGGAAAATTCGGGACGTGTATTGCGTCCAGAATGAGAAAACTGGAGGAAGAATTTAAGGAGTTGAAAGAGGAATCAGAATCAGACGCTTTCAAGGAAGGTGAAAGTTATGAGGATTTCGTCGATGAATTAGCAGACTTGAACGGTGTTCTTTTCCACATCGCAGGAATTTTGGGATTTTCTCAGGATGATTTGCTTGCCATGTGTGTCGATAAGGTCAGGGGTCGAGAAAAAGACCCAAATTATAAGCGCAAGCATCCCCACGTAAGAAACATCGGTGCAGAGTGATATGGATATAGTCAACAAAATCTATAACGAGGATTGCCTTGTCGGATTGAGGAAACTGCCAGACAACTGCATTGACTGTTGCGTGACATCGCCACCTTATTTTGGTCAGCGGGACTATCATGTTGATGGTCAGATGGGCTTGGAGAAATCGCCCAGACAATACGTTGAAACTATGACCGAGGTATTTGCCGAGGTTTATAGGGTGTTGAAGCCAGAAGGCACATTGTGGCTCAATATGGGTGATGGTTATGCCCAAAGCGGCACGGAGGGTCTGAAGGTGAAGGATCTTATCGGAATGCCTTGGGCTGTAGCTTTTTCGCTCAGAGATAAAGTTGGCTTCTATCTTAGAAACGACATTATTTGGGAGAAAGGCAATTGCGTGCCTGAGAGCGTGACTGATAGACTTACCAAGAGCCACGAATATATATTCCTTATGACCAAGAGCATGAGGTATTATTTCGACCACGAAGCCATTCAGGAGCCTGCTATCAGCTACGACGGACGAAAGGACATCTATTCGAAAGGTTCGCCTAAATACCAGGAGAATGTGATGCCGAACCACAAGCGGGCTGACTTGGCGAATACCAAAGCACCTAAATGGCATTTCAAGAACTTGCAGGAGAAAGGTCAGACACCGAACACCATGCACCTCAGACGTGCCGACGGGTTGCCAGATAAACAATACCCTATGCGCAACAAACGTGATGTGTGGATGGTGAACACCAAGCCCAACAAAGAAAGCCATTTCGCCGTATATCCTGACGAACTGATAAGACCCTGCATACTCGCAGGCTGTCCCAGAGGCGGTATAGTTTTAGATCCGTTTATGGGCAGCGGTACGACTGCAAGGGTGGCGAGAAAGTACGGAAGGAAGTACCTTGGCTTTGAACTGAATCCAGAATATATCAAAATCATAGAGCAGAAAGTAATAGTATCGCAGGATCTATTCATGTGATACATTATCTGCGTAATGTCGCCAAATAGCTTGTCTTTGTCTTCTGGAAATAAAGCGTTATGCGCTTGTATGGCTGTTTCCTCTATCTCAGACCAGCCAACAACCTCGTAGCAGAACTCAGGATTCTGCTCTTTGAGTCGTTTCAGGGCTAATACCTGTGAGTCATAGCCTGAAAATGAGGTGAAAACCCTCAATGGATTATCTTTGTTATACTTCATTGGGTTACATTACGCAGATAATGTGGGACAATGTGCCAGACTTTGATTTCTTCTTCTACAGCCCTCCTTGCACCGACATCAGCGCAGCAGGTCTTCAGAAGGGCTTGAAACGTGACAGCGGCACTCGCAGCTCATTGATTTGGGAGTGCGAAAAGGCTATCAAGACGAAACGCCCGAAGTATTTGATGATGGAGAATGTTTCGGCATTGGTTGGAAAGAAATTCATCAGAGACTTTGAGAATTGGCTTTCGGTCTTGGATGAATTGGGCTATGATAGCTTCTGGCAGCTATTGAACACCAAAGATTTCGGAGTGCCGCATAATCGCCTCCGCGTCTTCTGCATATCTATTCTGAGGACAAAGGATGATCCAAGCCCAGCCTTCTCATTCCCGAAGCCGTTTCTTTTGGATAAAAGGCTTGCAGATGTCTTGGAACAGAAGGTTGACGAAAAGTATTTCCTGAGTGATGAAATGTTGGCGAGGTTCTGCGAGAAGTCATTGCAGGAAGATGAAGAGCTGAATAACCCAAACTGCATATTGAATACTGGTGATGGCGAATATGTTGATTACGAGAATATCCTCTTGTCTGAGTAGGATTGTTCCTCATAATACAGCAAGTGGTGGCGTTGCCTACACCATCAATACCAGATATGAGGATGCGGCGATCAGCGACTACACCCATCCCAAGCATTGTAAGACGTGTGTAATGTATGTCTATGAAACTGAGTGAGAGAAGAATGATGAACACCGATTCAGATGGGTGTTGCCGTTCCATCCGTTCAGTATATGGTAAATGTGGTGTAAATTGTGTTTTCATTTCTACTGGATATGGTGTAACTGGAGTATATGAAATCTATAAAACAGAATAAGGCGCAGCCCGTCTCTCTCTCTCTCTCTCTGCGAAATCGCGGTTTCAGGAGATTTATGGCACTCCGAGTAAAGACGTGAGTCTGACGTTGACAGCAAGTTACGGAGGTGGTCATGGTCCCATGAACTACCTATCATCAGGTCATTACCCGAAGCAGGGTGTTGCATGTATTTATGAAACAGATTAACGATTGTAACTCGCTAATATACAGCTTGTTACAGCCCCCCCCACCCAAGAGCCGAGTAAGGTATATGGCTTCCATTCATCCTTTGAATAGGAAAATGGAGTGGAAATGTAAAAAGGATAAAAGAGGATGGTTGCATGAGGACATTTGCCCGACGGTCACTGCAAATGAATGTCGCGGTGTCGGGAATGTTGTTTACGAAATCTATGAAACAGAATAGCGGACTTACTGGAGGTGTCAGGATGGCTCAGGTCATTGATGATGGTAAGATTAAGTTTAAAGGTGGTCAATGTATCGACCTCTATAACCAGCAAGTCCATGAAGGTGAGTTTGTTTCAATGACAACACGTATTGATACAAGCAATCTCTACTTTGTTACGCAAGTTGTTGAAAATGATTAATGCCTTTATCCTTGGTTATACCAGAAGCCGTGAAACCGGGGAAATCCTCAACTATCACCGTAAGGAAGTGGCCAACACGATTCATGGCAGCACTGGAATGGGAGGCAATACTGATCAGTTTGTAGCTGAGATTTACGAGAATGATTAAGATTGAGGTTTACGGCTATGTCTGGTCATCGAAGCAGAATGGTGCGGTACTAAAGACAAATGGACTCGCACCCTGCCTAACTATAGGTCAACACTCTGGTGTAGAACCGAAGATACTTTGTGTTTATGAGACCGATTGACGCACAGCAGGTACGCAATCAGCGTACTGCCGAAGAAAAGCAGAGAAGGCATCTTCAAGGTGATGTCGGTGCAAAATATAGTCAGGGTAAATATCAGTACGTAGCAGATGACGGTATCATGGGAGCATTGACAACACAGATCCAGAAAGACAATATCTTAGCGATAATATATGAAACATAATGATATGTATATGAACTTTCATCGGATGGTGAGAGTTGTTTATAGGTATTTCCGAAAGACCAAAGGCATTGAATATACTCAGGAGGAATGTCTGAAGTTATTCAAGATCGTCTTTCCAGAATTATACAAGGCATCGAAATCTGAGGCAGACGCGATTATCATGTCTGAGCTGTCGGTTCGCAGAATGGCGACGTTGTTTGAGTCATGGAATGCCGATGGTGCTCTAAAACTGCTTTGCGAATACACTTTGTCATCGGTTCGTAAATCAATGCCAAAAGAGGCATTCTACCGCTTCTGTAATGACATTCTTCCAGTCGTTATGCGAATACGCAAACTGACACCGAGGGAATGCGGAAGATTGCAGGGTTGTGACGAAGAGACCATTGATATTATTGAGAATAGCGGTGTTAGCAGATCGGCAATGTATAAATTGTATGGAAATAGTATAACTGTTGACGTTATGGTTTATGTCTTTGACAAGCTCTTCATCCACAACAATTCTGAGAATCGAGTGGCGAAGCAACTGACATTATTTTAACTCAAAACATATAGACTATGAGCAATCTACTTTTCGATTCGTGGCATCAGTGGAAGGTCTGCTTCCGCGAAGGATGCAAGAAAATGGTTTGGGGAATAATCAGGATCATAACCTGCGTTATCCTTGGATTACTTAGTATAATACGCTGGCTCTGGCAGTTCTTCATCGCTTTTGTGAAGAAAAACACAGCTATTGCCGTTGGTGTTTTTCTGGTTGTAATTCTTCTGACGTGGCTTTTAACGTTCATGAAGATGCGTGTTCAAGTCGTAGGCACTGAACATCAGAGAGATAGCCTGAGTTATGAACTCTCGAAATTTACTCAGATGTACGGGGATTCAACAAGGTCATCCGGGGAATACAGTACGGTAATCGTAGATAACGACACCCTTAAAGTCAAGTGGTGATGAATGAAGGTCAATATTACTACCGTCCACATCGAAGATCGTGGGGCGTATGGATAAACCACAATCATGGAGGCGGTATTGAAACTGGCGAATTCGTGAAGGATTTTCCTACGAAGGAAGAGGCTGCTGATTTCGTCTATGAAAAGAATGGCTGGAAAAAGAAATAAAAATGAAGCTGAAATACAAGAAACAGAATTGCCCTCGTGTTCAGAATGCGATTACGAGGGTGCTGACGAGGGTTGAAGGATGCTGGTGGCGCGATGCCAGATACATCGGCGAATGGATAAGGGAACTGGCTTACGGCGCAGACAAGTATGACGTGCTGAATAAACTGGAGAACCCGGACATTCACGCAAGGATAATTACTTTCTGTCGTGGTGACATCAGGCATAAGATGACCCTATCTGACATTATTAATTTCCTGATTCTCATTGAGCTGATTCTACTCTGGATTTCAGGAGTATTACATATCGGTTGAGAAAGAATAATTCACTTATAAGTTAAATTTAAACATAAAATTTTATGGGATATTTAAAAACAAATGATTTTATCGCGGAGTGTGATAAAAATGGCAAGTTTCAAAGAACCATCTACCCTCCGCATCGTAATCTCGTTCCAAAGACGAAGATGATCAACGGTGAGAAAGTTGTTGTAGGCTATGAATTGGCTCCAAAAGGATATGGTCAGCCGCATACCGCCAACGGCAATAACATGGATATTGCCAATTTCGGAGCGCATTATGCCCGCCGATTCCGTCACAACAAATGCAAGAGACGTTATTCATAACAATTAAATCCAATTTATTATGTCAGAATTAAATTTGAGAAACCGTAGTGGTTTCTGGATTGAGGCGACAATTGCCTACAATTCAACAAACGAGAAAGGTATCACCAAGGAAATGGTCGAACGTTACGTGGTTGAGGCTATCGACTTCGGTCAGGCTGAGGAGCGTTTGCGCAAGGAAATGGATTGCGCCAACCGCAAAATCAAGGTTAAGGCTGTTGTTCGTCCTAAGTATGGCGAGATTTGCTTTGCCGACAACACTCAGATTGATTCCTGGTGGAAGGTGAAAGTGGTAGAGACCAAGGAGGTTGAGGTACGTAGCCGCAAGGGTGGTGTTCGCACCAAGACAAAATCCGTCAGCCATTTCTTCCTGATTCAAGCAACGAGTGATGAAGGTGCTCGCAAGGCTATCAAGGAGGTTGTTTACAAGGATAGTAACGCCGATTGGGAGATTGCCGACATCAACAAGACCCGCATCCTCGATGTGCTGGAGAAGGATAAGCATTTGAGCACCCTCGCTGAAGAGCGTGCGGCCAAGGAGAAGACGGACGCAGATTTAAAGTAAAACCCTTTAAAAATAAAAAGAGTATGAAAAAGTTTATTAATTGTTTTGTGCTGGCACTGATAGTCAGTGTGAGCTTTGGGCTTGCATCTTGCGAAAAGAACAAGAAGCACCCAGAAACCGTGACCACCAAAACCGCAGTTGCTCCTCTCGTAGTGGAGAACACCATTTCTACAGACCGTCAGAAGATGTTTATGATAGCTGGTTCTGAGGCAATTGTAAAGTGGTTCGAAACAACTGTTACGCTTACCGATTACCTGAATTCAGAGAATTGCAGTGGCGAGATTGAGAAGATCGTGAACACCTTCCAGAAGATGGTGGAGGTTGATAGAGGCTATGACACAATGGTCTATTACTTCACTCATACTAAGGATGGTGAATCTCGTATCGACTCTATCCATTCATGGTTTGCCGAGGACATGCCTCTGAATAATGAACCCCTTAAACTGACTTTCAAGAAGGCGTTTGAGCGCGTGATGGAGGCAAATATTGTGAAGCCTGCAAGCCGTTACTGCGTACTTAGAAAGGAAGTTGGAATCAAGGTATGTAATGCCCAGTACATTTTCGGCAACTCCAGAGCGCAGGCTTATGTGGATGCCGTAACTGGAAATGTAAGTGCAAAGAACCCCGTGTTTGACGTAGAAGGTTTCACTATGCCGCTTGGTGAGTGGCCTTGATCATAGGCTGTGAACGTGGGCAGGCTCAATCCGGGCTTGCCCACAAATTCTATTGGATATGACTGCAAAGCAATTGGAGAAGCTGGAGGTAAAGCTCGCAAAGATGGGCTATACCAAATATGTCGGACGTATTCCTATCAGACGTGAGGATTATCATTGGGGGCAGGGTTTCAACTATTACAAAGAAAGTGGTGGAATGACACCTGCATATCAGGTGTTCTTTTGCATCTACGACTGGCGCAAGTACGGCGATCGAGCCATTGGCAAATATAAAAACCATGAAATTGGTATGCAGATTATCATTATAATGGGCAACTGGTTTGATGGGCACGCTGATCTTGAACTTGGTGAAGATAGAGACATTAAAAAGATTGAGAAGGTTGCAGCCAGCTACTATGAATGGGTAAAGGAAAATCTAAAGTCATAATTAACAAACAACAAAATGAATAACTATCTGATTTGGATCTGCCGTAATGCAAACGGTGGCTATCGTGTGTATAAACAGAAGCCAAACCGCAACACATCTGAAGGTGTGTGGCAGGGCGACTACGACGCAAAGGGTCAGGTAGCACTTGCCCACCTTGAAGCCCTTGGTATAACTCTTCCTACCCTAACATGGCAGGATGAACCCGTGAAACTTGAAATAGCAGTGAAAAAATGGGAAGACCAAGGAAGATAAGGATCGAACCACCGAAGCCGTTCAACTTCCTTGTTTCTGTATTCAAGAACGGGAAGAATTATATCCAGAAGGAATTTGAGTTTGCTGACCATGCCTATCTCTATGCCAAGAAAATGCGCGAACAAGGTTTTTCTACGGAATTTCGCCAACTGAGGAAAGTTACGAGGATCCTGCCTCCTCTCCGTGAACGTTATCGGAGGAAAGGCTGGGCGGAACCTGTGCGTATTGTCGAAACTGGAGAAGAGTTTCCTAACGTGGAGGCGTGTTCGCAGCGTACTGGAATCAGCGGCTATCGTATTCGCGGTGCTTGTAACAAAGGGAGAGCCATTGATGGTTTACATTTTAAGTGGATGAAGAAATAAAATAAGGAGATCGGTATTTATGGAGATAGAAAACAATGGTCAGTATTTCAGCGAATGGTGGCCTACTGACATCAAAAGAGAAGAATACACAAATTATCAATTCTATTTTTAACTGAGGCATGAAGCATAACGTTAAGCAGTTGCAGTTGCAGGATTTATTCATCGGGGCATGGGTGCAGGAGTATTTGGAAATTCCAAAGAAGCTATCAACACCGATGTATGTTGAATCTATTTTCGAAAGCGGTGACATATACCTTGATTTCGAAGAAAATTAGGCAGATCCGTTTGAGGCAAAAATAGAGAACATCAGGGGCATTCCTATCACAGCGGAACATCTACTTAGTTTCCATTTCAAGGAGGTTGGGCATGATGTCTATGAAATAATGTGCGACGGTTTTGCTGTCGTAGCTGAGGTAAAGGAGCGTACTCGCTATCCTTTTGTAAGGATCAGAATTGAGCATGATGGTGGAGGCTATCAGATTAACGACAATATTCTGTTCATTCATCAGATGCAGAAATTCGTCTTCGATTCAACCAGAAAGCCATTAATATTAAAATACGATAATCATTCGTGAATATGGAAGAAGAGCGAAAAAGCACGTTACGGCTTCTTGTAACGGACGTTGTGAAAAAGGATTATATTCACAACGTAAGACAGCCAATGGATTTGTCGAAAATTCCCGTAGTTGACAGATTTGACTACGACGAGATAGTTATTGAAGGTGGTGAGCCTCTGATTTTCCCCAAGAATGTTGAACGTCTGGCGCAGTCGGTTTGTATGCTTACGGATATGATGGGCATTAAAAGTCATATCATCGTACTTACAAACTGCTGTGATTTCTATGCCTTCGAAAGAGTGAGAAGGTGGGTTGACGGGATTATTCTCACTCCAAAGACGGTCAATGATTGTAAGTATTTTAAGCAGTTCAATAACGAGCTGCTGAAAAACCACTGGAATTACGGTAAGTTTGATATGCACCTGAATATTATCCATTCGCTCCGGGATTTCTTTCCTGAGAATTTGAAGATGTGGCAAGTGCGGTATTTTGACAGCGACGATGTGAAGTTTGTTGCTGCCTCTGAGGATCGCCGTAGAATTGCCAAACTTTGGGAGGATGATTTGCAGTGGTGGAACGTAGAGAAGCGAAAATAAGTACATTTTACGGATAATGTATCAATGTAATACTGACATTTGAATCCCTTGCGAGGCTCAAAATTAGCAAAATCGGTCATCTGGAACACTTGGTGCTTGTTGACCCACCTTGCCATATCTAATTGCCACTCAGGGATGACGTGATTAGGATTATTGGGATCTCGATAAGGCTGTGCATAAGGGTAGATGTTTGGTTTGTGCTCTTCCCGGCACTGGTGGTTTCGCTCCCACCAATACATAATGCGCTCGTAGCATTCCGTGAAGTTATCGTTTAGCATGGTGTAGAGAAAGTATTCCCCATGATAGCCATATCTATTAATCAATTTGATAGCCCTCTCACAATGCTCTATTTGGGCATGAGTATCGCAACCGAAACGGATTCTGTGACCAAGCCACCTTACCTTTGCAAGTAATTGGGCGTATTCGTCCGTAACAAGACGTGCATCAATGGCTTGGTTCAGGTCTATACGGTAGCGACGTTTTATGATCTTTTGTAGCTGCTCCACTGCGTAATCTCCAGCAGCAAGCAAGTTGTTATCCATCAATACCAGGTTCCTCCTGCCTTCAATCGCTATTTCGTCACAATCCATATATGGACGGATATAACCCTCTTTACGTGGTACGACACACCAGGCGCACTTATTCGGGCATCCCCTTGTCAGGAAACCGTAGGCGGTATCTTTTGGAAGATTCGGGTAGATAGAGTAATCTGGCTGCAATCGGTCTATTTCGTCTGGCAATTGGCTTGAAATATCATAACCAGTACCTCCCTTAATTATTTTGTCGGCACTATAAACCGTCAAATCGTCAGGGGTAAAGTTGAACACCTTCGACATGTAGATAACGTCGTAGTGGTCGAATGGCAAAGCCCATTCCACTACGTCGCCTCTTTGTCGGTGGTATCTGGCTATCTTGCATAGGGCTAAATTCGGGTAAATAGTCGCGCCCCATTTCTTTTTCTTAGCGTGACCGTCAACGTCACACAATCCTACACGCAACATTATCCGTATAATGTTCCATAAAACATAAAATCATGAATAAAGAAGAGTATATAATGGCTGAGAAAGCCATTAAGGAAGAGCTTGAAGAAAAAAAAGAAGCAACTCGCAAGAGAGTTTGCCTACTCAAACAATCCAGTAAAGATAGGTGATGTTATTACAGACCATTACAAGACTATTCGTGTAGAGAAGTTATTGTGGGGTTATGACTTTGGTTCTCACATGCCTTGTATGTTTTATCGTGGTGTGCGTTTAACCAAGAAAGGTGAACCTGTAAAGCGTGAAGCAGACGATAACAGAATATCGCAAACGGATATTAGAGAAATCAACGGCAAACCATACAAATACGAGTTGAAGTAATATTATTTTTCTAATGTAACCCATCGAGGCTTACACCAAAATACTCTTCAAGAAACTTCTTGCAGTCTATTCCATCGTCGAATAGGTTTCTGCCAAAACGCTCGCGAAATTCCTGCATAGACTCCGTAAATACGGTCATTGTAAACCATTCATAGACATTATTGAATAGTTTCTCACCTTTACGGTTCTCGTTGTTATAATGGTTATCGAAGTAGTAGCTGGCGTTGCGGATATACTGCCTAACCATCTTTGGGTGCTTCTTGAACTCATTGATACGAGTTTTCTTGTAGGCCAAGGGGCAACACATACAACCAAGCCTGCGTTTGACAATAAAGTTCCCGTCTTCGTCGTAATAAAGCGGATGGCATTTAATTCCTCGCTCTTCGATAAACTCTACAACATCTTCGTCCGTCCACTCCAGAATAGGTGTGTATTGCTGGACTTCATCGCCATTGGAGTATAAACGACATTGTGTAGGCTCTTTGTATAATTCCTCACGCTTCTTGCTTTCTGTACGCCTGATACCAACTACTGCATGATCAAGTATGCGATACTCCTTCAGAATTTGGCAGCAGAACCGAACGGAGCGAGACGGTAAGCCCTTTCGTCGGAGCAGCTGAAAGAATGTCTCCTTTGGTCTAACTATTTCAACCCCTCTTTCGAGAGCATGTTTGATAGTGCCAGGAGGGTCTATTGTGGTGACTTTATAGATTGCGCGATACTTAATCCCTGCCATTTTTGCCAGTTCGAGGATTATCTCTGAATCTTTTCCGCAGGAATAGCAGATTTCAAGTTGTTGTCCCGCTTTTTCAGCCGCCTTTGCCGCTGATTTGATAAGCCTTATGGCTCTGGCAACTTTCTTCTCTAATTCTTTATTCATGCTACATTAGAAAAAGAATGTAGCGCAATACTTTATGATATGAGGTGTCATTACATCAATGTCAAAGGTGTCGGCAAGGTGCTGATTCCGGGGTGTATGGCGGTAGCTGTCTCTAATGATATTTCTATGTGTACTTGTCATCCCACATCTTTTAAGACCTTCGAAAAGCAACAATACAACGAGGAGGTAAATAGACTGAAGAAAATCATCAAAGAACTTGAAGAAGAGAACGAATATCTGTTAAAACTATTAGAGGAAAACGAAATTAAAATCTGAAACATTATGGAGGTAATGTTACTCGAATATGCTGAGCTGCTTGATAGTTCTACCGTCAGCGAGTTTAGTTTCTGCTAAACAAACCTGATTGAATCGCTCACAGCCTTTGTTGAAGTAGAATTCGTCTATCTCGCATCCCCAGAAGTCATACCCCATCTTGTATGCGGCTATCCTGCTTGATTGCGAACCCATCATAGGGTCAAAGATTTTGTCGCCCTCACTGGCAAACTGAGTGAGGCAATAGCCATAAAGATCTACGGGCTTCTGAGTTGGATGGAACTTTTCGTATTGCCTCATGTCGGGCACACTACCACCACGACTACCCATACGGAATAGTTTTGCGGGCTTATCGAAAGAAGTCCAAGCCAACTCAACCTGAGAGAAATTTTCCCAAGGCTGTTCTTTGTCCCAACAGATAATACAACGAGTAGGAGGCAGGTCGTAATAATTACCTCCCCAAATGATTTGATTTTTGCTAACTCTCTTCAGTTCTACCCAGAATTCAGGCTTTGGTGGTTTGTAATCCCAATCACAGTTGGCTTGGTTCAAGACGCGATTCTTTAATTTTCCTGCGCCACTATTTAATCTGCCCTTACGACTTTTGGTAGAAGAGGATTCATAACCGTTATTCTCTCCCATCTTCATGTTTGTAGCATTGATCCCATAAGGAGCATCTACTATTGCCAGATCGAAGAAATTATCAGGCAAAGAGCGCATGAATTCCATGCAGTCGCAATGGCGTACCTCTGATATAGGTTTCATTACCTCCATAATGTCACTAAACCAACAAAACAACAAAATATGAACAATTGCATCTTAATTTCCTCAGCCGTGATCTGTCTTATGGCTGTTTGTTTTCTTATCGCTTTAATCCTTATCCGTCGGCATTATGAGAAGGAGTTTGAGGATTTGAGGGAGTATCGTAGATTCCGCTTCATGCAACTGAATCTGAAAAACGGTGATTGGGTTTGTCTTATCGAAGCCAAGCCGCTGTATAGAGGACGTTACGGAATGGTTGTAAACGAGAGTAAAGACGGGAGGCTTCTTGTCAGATTCGAAGGGTTAACAGCCCCGATTTGGTGTGATAGGAGCAACTTAATGAAAGCTAAAAAATATTGACTATGAAAAAGAAGGAAACAACACCCGTTGACGATATGAAGAATGTGCGTGACGAAGCCCTGAATAATCAGTCAAAACCGCACGCTCCCATTGACTACGAGAAGATCGTGGAACTGATAAAAGAGATAAAAGTAAGGGATTTCCGCGATAAGAATGCAACTGAGGAATTCTGCAAGGAAAACGGATTTACGCCGCTCGACTTGGTTGGTATTATGGCGATTGCTGCCGCATACGTGCCAGACATGCCAAATATCGTACTTGACAAAGAAAGCGATATAACCTTTGGTGAATTGCACGAATACCAGGAGAAGGCAAGGGTGAACTTTATTATCATTCATCGCGTGAACTATATTTGCCACCAGAGCATGATTGAGGTTTACGACCTTTTGGAAAAGTACAACAAACTGAAATTCACCACCAAGAAGTATTACCAAGAGGCAGAGAAGGCTTGGAATAGCTATCAGGAGCCAAGGCGTAAGACTACCGAAAAAACGGCTTGGTACACTCTTCAAGACCACCTGAGAATAGCGCATGACGCTCTGCATCCCCGTATAGAGAAGATTTATGAGACGGTACGTGACCAAATGATAAGGATGGGCTGGCGTGACGTTGAATTAAAGGGCAGGATTGAGGTGGCTTTGCTTATGCTGAAGGTACACATCAATTCATTCAATGCCTTCTTTAAGGATTTCAAGGATGCGTGTGGTGCTGATTTCTCCAGATGCTATGCAGACAGCAGGCTCGACATTATGGGCAAGTATTTTGTCAGTATGTGCGAGGTGCTTGGTGTAAAACTGGAGAAAGACAAGAATGGACTCTACGACGTTGCTGGATTTGACGGTGAGAAGAGCCTGCGCGTGAAATGGGCTTGGGAGGATTTCATTGCAGACCTTAGAGACGATGACTTAATGGATCTGGCTGCAAAGAAAGCCATTGAACTGAATCCAGCGGTCAACGCTCACTACCAGAAAGAACTGGAGGAGGTTGAGAAGAAGCAGATTGAGGACAATGTGGATAAATTGCAGGAGAAATTCAAGGTAACAAAAAACAAGAAATAACTATGCCTAATGTAATTGTTGTAAAACCAGCCGAAGGCGAAGATGGCGTTTGTCGGTTTCTCAGCCATATCAGAAGAAAGTGGCTGTTTTGGCATGAACCAGTGCTTTGTTGTGATATAAACGAGGCATTCAAAGTCTGTAGTAATGACGATGCCAATGCCTTGGCAAACTATGTATCAGGCAGATTAAAGTCTGGTTATGTGGTTTACGTAGCGGACACCAAAGAGCTGGAGCAATTGAAGCAGTACCGTTTCTTCGTTATTGAGAAGAATGATGGCAAAAACGTATCGTACTACAGCCATGACGAAATCAGGCGCGAGGGCAGGGTTGCAAAACCCGTTCCTCAGTACGTGGATGATATTATGGAAGCGGATTTTCTGAAGAGTGCTGATATGGCAGCTCAGACTATAAACTCCATCAGGCAGGCTACAAAGGATTGCGTGAGGGCAAGAGTGGTACATCTTACCATCAAGAATAACTTCACCGTTCCCTGCGTCCTTTTCGTGCTGAAAAACAAGCAGACTGGACGTGTGCGCTACCTGAAAGGCTACGATATTGATGGAAAGTCTTCCGATAGACTCTATTTTGTCGATTCAATGGATAAAGCGTGGAAGGTTACGATTCCCATGGCCGTAAAGGTAGTGGAGGATATACACCAGAAACACAAGGCTTTTATTGTGGAAACCCACATCTACGACGGTAATGATATTGCCCCGTCGAAGTTCAGGTATAAGAAGACACCGATATTATCTGACTTCAAATTCAAAAGAACATAAAAACTCTATGACCAAAAAGGATAATATAGACAGATCAGCAACCAGAGCCTACTATCTTGAAGTCAAAAAGAAGAATACATTGGAGTTTATCAGGGAATTCCAGAAAAGTCATCGAGTGTGGATGCAGGATCTTGCGGATGCCTACAAGGAGCGGAAGCGGTTCGGCAACCACCTCTTTGCACTTGCTGATTTCTACAACAGCAAAGAGGATAAGGAGGTGGCATTACTGGCATCGCTTTTTCTCTCTGAGAACGACAGCCTCCTGATTCAGCAGCAGGAATTGTACAATATTCTCGGGGCCAGCCCGTATAAGAATTTCCTTTGCAACAGAAGGTTTACTGAACTGGCGCGAGGTGATGTTCAGAGCAAACACCTCACAAACAGCATGACTTCGTATTACGAAATATGCGACTTATTCCAAAGAATTTACGAAATCATAGAGGAATATGGAAGTGTGGAAGATGCTTGCTATGCGCTGCTGATAAAGAATAAATATTTCGATCCATTCTTGGCCATGGTAAAACTCTTGCATACCACTGGTGTTCACGCCCGCCAATATAAACTGAATCTGCTGCTTATGGTTTTGGCTACGAATGACGGTATGGGGTTGGGACTTTGGAACTTTAAAGACAAGAATTTCGCCCACCCAGATCTCTATTGTCCTGAGAATAGGAATTTGACAGATTTTCTGGAGGTCTGGTTTCCTGATTATATCCGTTGCGGACTGACATTCGACAAGGCTGTTAATGCAATGGGAATGCGTGAGCAAACGGATTTCTATTATGCTTATAGGGGATTTGAGGAATTGAAAATGGTCAATCCCGCAGAGGTGGTCGCGTATTGCCGACGTTATCAGAAACGCTATAACGAAAGAAATAGTACACGACCTTACATTTTGAAAGAATTGGAGCCAAAGATTTTCTTTGACCCCATCGAGGATAAACGCAGTGATGCGCTGGACTTGTCGTGAGACAAGCGATTATAGTAAGACATTAAAGGAGGGGACGGAGGCATTCGTACAATTAATCCTGAAATCCATCCGTCCCCATTTTTGTACCTCCCAATCTGAGTTGGAGATTGAGAGGTCTTTTTTTTTACCAACAAAAATCAAGTTTGAAAGAAAGCCATTGCCTCACTTCCAATATTCCTTGTATCGACACAGATGTAACGTGAGGTCATTATCTCATTGCCATTATGGTTCATCAGTTGTGAGATTGTAGATGTCGGCACGCCACGACGAGCCAAATTAGTCGCAAAACTGCGACGTGCCGTGTGACTGCCTACGAGTTCGTACTTCGGGCGTACCTGGACTTCTCCGTGATAGAATAGCTTCACCTGATCGTTGATACCACAATTCTTGCAGATCCGCTTTATGATTCTATTGTAGGATGGTCTGGAATAAACCTTACCTCTTTGTCTGAAATACTTCAGAAAGTTCTTGTGAAGCGGTACGGAGGTCTCTATGCGGGTTTTTTGCGACACATAGACAATATACCCACCCACAATGTTTTTCTCCGTCATAAGCTGAATATCTGACGCTCTCGCCCCACAATAATACTCGCAGAGGAATTGCGCCTTGACAGATCGTTCATGCTCGTTATTCGGTGTGTAATTCTCTATCAGCGTTATCTCTTCTGGGGTGAGGGCTACGTTCTGAGACGGTTCCTTTCTTACGGTGAGGAATTTGCCAAAATCGGAATGTGGAAGCGATGGATTATCCTTGTTCTCGTTCAGCAATGCTTTCACAATATTGAGATAGACCGATGCAGAGTTAGCAGAAACGGTGTCGGTGATGTAGTCGCGAATGCGCGTGAGATTGGTTGTGGTGAAGTCTGACCATTCAATCTGCTCCTTGTCAATCGCAGCAGCAATATATTTCAGAACGTGGATTCGCTCTGGTGTCTTACAGAGAAACGCACCAACAAAACTCTCTTTCCACTCCCTGAATGAGAGAGGGCTGTTCTTTTCCAAGAATGGCGACTGGAGAATCTGCGCGATCACTTTGTCATCGTACTTTCCTCCCAAATGTTTTCTTAAATCTTCAATTTCCATAATCTAAATAATTTAAGTGATTCGATAATAGGGGGCACGCCCTGAGTTGACAGGACATGCCATGACGGTAGCACTTATCGCAAGCACCCCGTCCGTCTAACCAAAAATCAAATAATTAATCTTTCGTGAATAGGTAATAAAGCGTTAATGTACCGTTTGTTGAATTCGCTCTATCACCTTTGGATAATTGCCAATCTGGAGATCTACAAGTTCTGCAACCGCCTTATACTCCTTTTCCTCGTCAGGAGTAACCCATTTGATGCGTGTTCGGTCTGGCAGCTCAACTTGCATGTTGTCAAAATCAGGCATGGTATGGATCTGATCGAAGTGGATTCCCCGGAACAGCAGAACCTTTGCCACACCCTTCGCGTCAATGTCGATAGTGTTGACAACCCAGAGTTCATAGAAATCTGACTTGTCGTAGTTTTCAATCAATATGTACTTCATAATCAATTTGGTTTTAAATTCGTTCGCCTGCCCCTGATTAGAGGATGCAGGCGCAAGAGCATTAGACCATAGACGCAGCAGCGACACCGTATTTGTCGATATTGTCTATCATTCGGTCTGCGAGAGCGAAAGCGTTTTCAAGTTCCTTCTGAGTGTATTTAAACATCAGCCTCTCTTCTGCCTTCATCCCGGCTTCGAGGCTGATACGACCCAGGAGAAACATTTTGTAATAGAAGCAGTCTTCGACTACATCTGTTACATCAATCTGGAGATCGGGGATTTCTCTTATTTCATCGAACGTCATATCAAAGTTTAGCGTTTGCCATATCCCGCTCGATAAGACCACGAATATAGGCAGAGATATTGCCTTGACGTGCGATGTGGTCGTAGAGATCGGAGTTGACAGTCACCATTACCGTGCGCTTATCCAATTCAACCTTCTTCTTGTTGACGTTGCAGAAGATTTGCGGATATTTGCGCGTAGCTAAATGGGCCGTCAGTACAACGGCGTTGTTGTTGTGGATAGTCGTATTGTCGAAGTTTGCTGCAAGAGCATTACATTTGAGAATGATACTTCCTTTTTTGGGGAAGTAGAGAATTCGCTGCTGACGCTGCATTCCAGAAACGTCAAACGGCTTGTCGCCTAATTTGATTTCTTCGTTGAGTTTTACCATAACCGATACAAATTTAATGATTTATTTTCAATTATACAAATATTCATTCTTATTTTAAGAAATATTGTGCCGAAGCAGCGTATTGTAGCTGCTCCGGCGATAGGACTCAGGCTGCAACGCAAGCCTCTGCCTCGGCCTCTACGCTTTTCTTTTCCGGCTCTGGCTCCTTGGCATAGCCCTCTACCATAACTGGCATAGCGAGAATGGTATCGTACTCCTTGGAGTCGAAATAGAACGGACTATTGCTGTCTTTATACCAGAATCCCAAAGTCGTGAACTTCTTCATCTGACGTTTCGCCAATCCGAACACAGCCGTTTCCTCGGCAGGACTTTCGAGTGGGAACTTCACGCTGTTAGTCTTACCGAAATCGTAGTCAATCCATTCAATGCAGAGTTCATTACAACCTTTCTCAATACTTACCGTGTAGTGGAATGGATAATTGCTCTTGTCGTTCTTGATGTACGTAGCGAACTGGCTGATTCCTTCTTCCGTAAGCCTCATACGCTTGTAGCCGTTCAGGAATGGCATAACGGAGTGCCAGTTTGGATAGCGGCAACCATCCTGCATGATGCTCTTGATATTCTGATCGCCACAGCGTGCAACGGCAGTGTCGTTGGTCTGATTCTCGCTGTGAAGATAGAAATCGAGCGTGATTTCATTGCCATTCTTCTTTGCATAGTCACAGATGCGCTCCCAATCCTTCTTCGCGAACATAGCCCTCAACACATGGTCGCAGGGATTGTTGCGGTGGATATAGAACTTATCGGTAGTTATGACAGCAACGGCATGTCCGTCTGTAGCGACGAAACTGACAATCTCTGTGTCGATATTGACTTCTGCCATTACGCAATTCATGATGGGACGCAGTTCGTCGGTGGCTGCAAAAGCAGAGAGTTTCTTTGCGGCGGTGGAGTTCTCGAATGTGAAGCCTACGGTAGTTACCAAAGGTAGGTCGATTTTCTCCTCGTAAGTAAAGATAATCTCTCCCTTCACCTTTGCCAGAGACTTGAACTGCTCCATCAGCTCAAAGACGCTACCAAGTGGGAATTTGCACTCAAAGGTGCCGACCTCAATGTGGCATACTTTATCACTCACATTGTAGGTTGCGTCTAAGAATGCGTTGTAAAGGTCTGAGCCTTTCTTCATCAGCTGCTTAGAACTAACGACATTGCTGTTGTTGCTGACAGCCTTACGCAATTTCTCACTTGCATCACAAGCATCACTGAAAAGTTCGTTAGCGAATCCGTACATAGCATTGAAAATAGCTAAATCTTTCTGTAAATCGTTCATAATCTTGAATTTTATTTGGTTAGACATAAATAGTGGGTAATAGAGCATTTAAGCCCTATTACCTTAGTCTTCCATCCAATCCGCAAATTCTGAGGTATTGAATTCGTCGGTACAGAGGTTCTGCCAGTGTTCCATCACAAAGTCATTGATGTTGTGACTGCCTGCATCCGGGAATTTCTTTCTGAGGACTTTGTGGGCATGTTCCTGCCAATCCCAACCATTATTGATTTCCTGAGTCTTGATAGCCTCGTAAAGAGCCATGACAGATTCATCGGTGAGATTCTGCATGTCGTAGATATTACCCTTATAGTCTTCACCTTCATCGCATTCATTATCCATGCAGAAGATGTCTGCATAGTCGATGTCGCGGCTGAAATACTTTGCAAGATATTTCTCGCCATTCTTTGTTGTCACAAGAACTGGAGTTTCGAGAACGTAATTAACGTCGCCATGCAGCACGAAGTTGTGGAGTTCGAAAATCATCTGCTCTTTATTTGAGCGAGGTTGACTTGTAATCTCTGCAATCTGCTTTTCAGCTTGCTCTGAAACGTTTGGAATAATCCCGCAGCTCGCGAGGTCTCTCAGGAGTTCAAGAATCTTTTCCACAGCCTCTTCTCCCTCGAAAGAGAGTGAGCCGTCACCACAGAACGGCATGTCGCATCCCATGTTGATTTCAAGAATTTCTTCTAATGTAGTCATAATTTTGAATTTTATTTGGTTAGACATTTGTCGGTGCAGGGGCTTTTAATCCCCTCGCACCTTTCACCTAAAACTCAATTATGGACTGTTAATTTTCCGTCCATGTTTCTGCAAAGACCACCATATCGCTGTTCAGTGGTCTGAGGATAGTACACCAGAGTTTGTGATCCTCATACCTCTTGCGATAGACATAGATAGTGCGGTCTGGCATGTAGTGTGTCTGCATCCACTCAAATCGGTGGAACTTCCAAAGGAAATTTGCGAGACTATTGTATTTCACATTCTTCTTCTCGATTTTCGCGAGTAACATTTTGATTACATCTTCCATAATTCATTTTTTTTTGATTAGACATTGTGGACGCACCGACAATTAAGTCAGCACGCCCGGGCATTACTCAACTATACACTCAATGACACGGCTGTTAGGATAAAATTTCTCGCCTGTCCTTTCGTCACGGCTGTCGATAACTTCCTGAGCTTTCTCAGGTGAACTGAATACTCGCGCCAAAATCTTGGTTGATGATGGCAAGTCCTGAACAATTAGATAAACTTTTTCTTCCATAAATTACTTGTTTAGGGGTGAATAAATATTTGTTCCTCCCCATCGGATTATTGATGGGGAGAATGCAGCTCAGGCTTGCGCCATTCGCTGCAAAGAGTCGCTTCGCTCCAAATGCGCCGCTTTGCGGCTTAGATGGGTAAAAGCGTGACCGCCTGCGCCTGAGAAGCGTAGTAAACGTAGCTGTGGTAGAGGGTGCCGTAGTTGCCGTTGAAATATGCAGCATAGTTGCCGCTGTACCTCTGTGCGAACCAAAAATCTTCGGTAAAATCAATTGGAGTCGCACCACACTTTTCAAGAGCCTTGTTCAGCTGCTCCTTATTGGCATACATCGCAACCCAGACGGGAGCCGTAGGCAAATACTGACCGTCTTTGAGAGGGATCGGTGTGCCAAGTTCCTTGATGTGGTTTGTGGCACGAACAAAATCCCAATCCAACAATGCCTGGCACTCGCAGACGCAGAAATCGTCAGCAGGAATATCGTCACTCTTCAGCAGTGCAAAGCAACCAAGATTTCCGTCGAATGGAATACCGAAGGAATGACCGTCGTAGATAATACCAATCATCAGGGCATCGGTGCAATCGAGGCCATCGTCAAACGGAATCAGCTTATTCCCGTCGAAGAGAATATAAACTCCGTTGGCTCTGGAATCGGTAGCGATTGCCGGGCTGCTGGTTTCGGGTACATGAATGCCATCGTTACGATTCACGAAATCGAGGGCTTTCTGAGCGTTGTCACCAAACTCGCGATAGAGCGAGAGAAGGAAATTCTGTCTTTCAGTCATAATTTTGATTTTTAAAGGGTTTGACAATAAATGGGGCAAGGGAGATAGTTAAATCTCGCCCTGCCAGACTTCTGGATATGCACTCCAATACCAATTAGCATCGTCGTAAGCAAGCGAATAGTCGCGGAGCAAACGTTTTAGTTTCTTATCACTTCGTGTTCGCTGTGCTTTCGACATAATATCCTCGCATTCTCTGAGCTTCAGGACGTATTCACGTCTATTCTCGTAGAATTCCTCCATTCTAAAGCAGAGGATTTCGCAGTAGTTGTGTTTGTCGCCCCATTTCTCCGCTTCTTCGAAAGTTCTGATATTCGCTCCAGTTTTCTCGGAAATCCAGTCGAACATTTTAGCCTCATTGTCGAAATGCTTGAAACACTCAGCAGAATGGTGGTTAACATTTACCCGATAATGAGTGACCTCTGGGAATCGGTCATGCCAGATCAGTCTTTTACCTTCGTCAACAAGAATCTCTACGCAGCCCTTGTCGTTGTCGAAAAACTTTGTAGCGCATTCGCCTGAGCAAAGGCACGTCCTTTCATCAAACATGTAGCCAGATGGTGTTGGCTTTCCACAAACGGCACAGCGTCGTGTTCTTGAAACGGGAACCAGCCCGGAGATTGGAACTTTTGTTTTAAGATCAAGTTCAGCCCATTTGTAAACTGGCCAATATCCAGTGAGTTTGTGGGCTTTGCTTTTGCGATGCAAGTCAGCATAGACAAGCATCCCTACAGATAGTTTGTAATACATAATTGTAATTTATTGGTGAATAGTCCCAGGAGCCGAAATTAATCGGCTCAAAGGTTAAAGCCATTCCGTCCAGTAGCACGGCCAATCTGGATCTTCAGCATTCTTAATATCTTTCTTGAACTGCTTCTTGTCTATGCCTTCGCCCTGCATAACGCAATCTTCGTCACAATAAGTTGTACCATCCCATGAATACCCATTCCACATTATCTTTCCGCAGTTTTCGCAGATTTGCGCTCCATCGAACTGTCCGAAATGTCTTTGGAGGTCAATTCGGATTTCTTTGCTCCACATACACTGACGCAAAATGCGCTCAATATAGCAACCTTTAACTCTAATATACCATTCTCGGTCATTGTTGTTAAGAATGTCGCGCAAAGTTTTTAATGAGTGATTGTAGTCAAAATAATCAAAGTAACCCTTCTGCTTCCATTTCTTGACGAATTTCAGCAGGCGCGTGATATATAGATACCTATCTGAAATCATAGATTGAAAGATAGAGAGGAAACCATCGGTGGGCAAATCTTCCTCAGCCTTTGCCAGATTGACTTTCTGGAAGAGGATATTCTTTATCGCTTCAATTACATTTGCTTTTGTTGGTCGTTTCTTGTCAATTTTTAATTTCAACATTACGTCCTCACTCAGCAGCGTATCAAGATTCTCAACGTCGCTGGCATCCATCCAATGAAACAAATCAATGAATGTGTTGTAAATGATTTCTTTTCTTTCCATAACATTTGAATTTTGGTGAATAATAGGGCTATATGCGGATATTATTCCGCACATAGTCAGGCTACGCGAACAATGATATTCGCCTTCTTGTAGAACCAGTAGCCGTAGGTCGAGGTGTCGCCAACTTCCATTTCGTCAATAGGCATAGACCACTCCGATTCATCAGGAATTTCTTTCTTAATCTCTTCCTCAGTCATAAGGCGAACGAATCTGTCACCATCGCCATACTTAGTGCCTATGACACTGAAAATCTTTTCATCTTTTGAATCCTCTTTGAAAGTGAGAATCCCGTTTTCGAACTTAGTTTTCATAATCTCTTGTTTTTTGTGAATAATGGCGACCAATTCGCGGATTGGCGCGAAATGGTCTGGAGAGGGTTTAATGAGCGCGAGAGGTGTAATCTTCCCAATCTTCACCGTTTGAATCCGCAGGACATAAAGGTGCATCTTCTTCCCATTCTGTTTTTGCAAACTCCAATGCTTCCTCATAAGAGGATGCTTCGATGTCGAATGTGCGAGAGTATGAGCCGGACACACGAATGACAAACTTTCGTTTTACATGACTTTCAACATACTCAATGATTCGGTCAAGATTTTCATCTGTGATAGTGTTCTCGCTGTCACTAAATGTTTCTCCATTTGTAATGTTTTCGATAACAAGAACGCGCTCACTATTCAGTGATAATCCTATTAGTTTTGTATTATACGCTTCACCGTCAAGTAATGGCACGTACCAGAAATAACCATCGAATGAGATTTTGTTACCATTCTTTGCTACAATATCTCTCAGGTGGGAAAGTTTCTTTTCACGAACATCTTTTTTCAAGTGGTCGAGAATGTCAAGGAATGATTCAGGGTCATAGGTAAAAATAGTTTCCCCTTCAACTTTCTCTGTTTCCAGAGCAACGTTATTGACATGGAAGATAATCATTCCATCATTGTCAGTCTCAACGGCTGTGCATTCTTCTGTTGTGGCTGTCTCACCTTCAACATAATGAACAAAGAATGTTTCGGCAAAATCGTGTTTGCAACCATAACCAAGAATGTTCCTGATTTCATTCAGAATATCGTTCTTGACATTCATGATTCTCTCTGCATAATCTTTTCTTTCCATAATTAATTGAATTTATTGGTGAATAATTTGACAGAGGGCGCAATTAAGTTTGCGCCCTCTGTCAGAGCTGCTTCGGGTCTATTTCAAGAATCTCAGCAATTTTGAGTAGCTGCTCCTCGTCATATCCGTAGCGGTGGATTTTGTCGCGAACTGCATCCTCCAGAGTCCCGTATAATTCATCGCAGCAAACGTAGTGGTCTGCATTGTAAGGATCATCGAATTTCTCAGCGAGAATAGAGTTCAGTGCAATCACTTCCTCAGTAGTGAAGCCAGAACAACCATCATTGAGGTCGTGGGCATCAAGCCATTCGTCACACTCTTTTGTAAGCGTTTCCTCGTCTGTAAAAACCTCGCAGAAATGGAGGTTCTTTGATTCTACATGGATTGTTACTTTGGTAATCATGCGTTTAATCTGCTTTGTGTGTAGTTTAAATGCTTAATCAGATATTCGATAGCCTGATTCGTGCAAAAATCAGAGTTTCGCATAAGAGAGAAATGTGTGAAGGCACGCGGATTAAAATTGCCTGGTATTCCACCGAAAGCAACTGGTCTTACGATTGTGGTACAACCAAAGATCTTCTCAGAAACCCAAATGTTGAAGTTCCTGAATCTCTTCCATTGCTTCGTAGAGAAGGCTTCTCTTATCTTCTCGCGTAAATATGCCCTCAGTTCATCATCAGTCGCGGCTTCTGCTTTTTCGCGACCAAGGCTTCCGTTATTATAGTAATCGGTCAAGCCTTTCCTGAATTCTTTGTCTGACATAATTGAATAATTAGGTGAATAAATTGTGCCTGCGGGCGATATTGATCGCCCACAAGCATTAATCCTTGGATTCCCAATAGAAGAAGAAATCAATACGATTCGCCAGTTCATTGTATTGGATAGCAGTGTGCTGTTCATCTTCGGCAAGAAACTCATTCTCGTCACTTTCGAATTTCTGCATTCTCCTTTTCAGTTCAGCGATAGCCTTGTCTGCCTTTTCTTTTAGATAGCTTTCGCAACCCTCAATGTCTGGGATAACTATAAAGGCGAGCTGATTCTTTCCGAATTCCCAACTCACTTTTACCAGAGTTTCGCCAATATAGGTAAGATATTGGTTGTTTTTGTTCTTGCAATATGGTGTCGGCATCCAACCACCACAATCGAACATTTCCTCAATCCATTCCGTTGTCAGATTCTTATCGTCAAGCGGACGTGGCCATAAATTCGTTTTTTCCATAACTTTTCTTTTTAGGTGAATATTTGGAGGAAAGCGGAAACTTAATTCCGCAAACCCTTAAAGTGAATCGACGTATGCGTAGAAATTCATTTCGAATTCATCAAAGTATTTGAGAAATCGTTCGCATTTGTTTACTTTGTCTTCGTAATTGGGAATATCTTTTGCTAATTCTCCACCATAACCTACAACAAAATCCAGTCCGTCATATCCACCGCCCTCAATTCCTATACCAAGAGGAATTTTATAATCATTCTTAGGTGGTTCGACGTAGAAACCAAGATTATGATTCATACCAGATGCTCTAAACTCATTTTTTCTCCCAAGTTCGAAGTTGTTGAGAGAGAGGGCTTCCGCAATTTCCAACAAATCGTCAATACGGGAGGAAATACTTTTAATTTGGCTGAGTAGATTTCGGAGGCGATCGTTTTTCGTTTCTTTCTCCTTTGCCGTTTTAGCATCAATTTCCGTTCTTCTGGAAATGATTTTCTTAATTCTTTCTTTCTTGTTCATAATCGTAATTCTTTAGTGAATATTGAACCAATCCCCGAACTTAATCAGGGATTGGCTTCTATGATCCGATTTCCACACCGAAACGCTTCCACATTTCTTCGCCTGAGCTTTCGTACTCTTCGTCGCCCTGCTCGTAGTACCATTCTCCGAATTGCACATCTATACCAAAATCATTGTAATAGATGTCATCGCGAGAGATTCCCAAATCGTCGCACATCATCCGAACATCGGAAAGAGTCGGTACATTGTTTCCAAGAATGCTGTACGTTTCTTCTTCGTCATCGTCAGTCAGGGATTTGAAGCCGTGATTAATGGCTATGTGCTGGATTCCCCATTTTAATACTTCTACTTTTTTCATATCAATTTGAATTTTAAGTGAATATTGTTGGTGATTGCGGCAGGAATTAACCTGCCACAATTCTTTACTCAAATGCTTCGCTATATTCCAGTTCAATCAGTTCCTTGTAGAGATTCCAGTCGTTGTCTGCTATGTAACTCATTGCCCTTTGGAATGCGGAGGATTTGGTGTAGGAAACGGAACTGTTCATAACTTTAGACTGCTTCTCCAGAAACTCGGAATCGTCCTCTGATTCATCGAGCATGAAGAAAATATCGTCTTCGTCGCCGAATTCGCGCCACCAATCTTCTTCGAGGTCTTCGCTCTCTCCGTACTCATTCATAAGTTCAGCGATATTATTGCTGATTTCTGGGCTGGCTTGTTCGATGCCGCAACGCATTTTGTCAATTCGCTCCAATGCAACAGCTTCTTCAGCACTGCTCCAATTCTTGTTTTCTCGCACATATTTAAGTGCTTCCTGCAAATGTTTATCCATAATTATCTGTTTTTGGTGAATAGTGGAGCCTGGCATTATTCCTCGCCAGATTCCTGAATTTTTCCGTCACAATATAATTCATGCTTATAGTGACGATGTTCTTTCATTGTAGCCGCCCATTGTTCTTTGGTGTATTTGTACTTGCCTTTTGCTTTCGATTCTTTGAGCCTTGCTTTATTGCTTTTTTCCTTATCGGGGTCAAGAATGAAAGTTATGAGCCTGCGCGATACTCCAAACATTGCGGCTAATTTGCGCTGAGATAATTTCTCTTCCTCTCTGAGCCATCGTATGTATTGTTTTTGGTCTTCAGTAAGTTTGCGCCTGCGGTCATGCTTAGTTCCGGCAATCTTAATTTTCTCTGATTTGTACGGCATAATTGAATAGAATTTATTGGTTTTGGAAGGGTAGGAGAAATTAATCTCCATACCCATCAAATACTCCGTAGCGGAAATCGCAGTCCTCAACGAGAGAGCCAATCTGTCTTCTTAGAAGTCGCAAAACGGCAGGAGTTAATTCAATCTTTTCTGCGTTCCATTTCTTCTGAATGAAATTGCTCTTCTGCATGATAATGTTCACACCCTCGATAACCATGCGCACCAAAAATGCCTCTGGATTATCAAAAGGATTTGATCTCTCTCCAAACTCAAATTTCTCGTAGTCTGAGAAATCTGAGCAATCGTCCCACCATTCATGAATAAGTTCGATGGCTTTTTTCGTAGAATAGGTGAACGTTCCGTCGTAGTTCATTCCCTGCGTCAATTCCATCGGCAGGTCACAAGCGTACACATCATTACCCTCGAATTCTGGTAATTGTTCAAGGATAAAATCTCTGCAATGTTCAAAGAAAGTTTCCATAATCGTAATATTAAAGGTGAATAAAAGTGTTTTATGGAGAATTTAATCCCCATAAAACCTGTGCTTACTCCTCGTCGGTTTCTTCCTCCTCTTCCTCGCGTTCTTTCAGCCACTCTTTGAAAGAGTCAATTACATCTTCGTCTGGAGTGTTGTCAAAAACCTCTTCAGAAACGAAATCTGAAATCGTGTCTGGGTCTTCATCAGGAAATTCATCTGCAAGCAGGCTGTTGTAATGCTCCTCCCATGAGTCAGAATCCTGATCAAACATTGCATCTGCATTTCTGTAACCAAGCAAGTCGGCAATTGTGTCACGCTCAAACCAGAGGAAATCGTTCAGTTCTGTATCAGTCATCCCATCAGGATATAATTCCGTCAAATGCTGCTCCAGAGTTTCCAAATCAGAATGGCTAAGACTATCCATCGTGTCTTTGCCTCCGCTCCATGCCTGAAAATTTTCAAGGCTAATATCACAACGTATTACCATAATTGTAAAGTTTTAGAGATTAAACAATTGAAATTTGTGAGGAAATTAACCCTCACAAATCAGTGCTTAGATGTTGTAGGTGTCACGTAGCCAATCTGAAAGATCGTAGGGATTAATGTAGAACCCCTGAAATTTCTCCCACTCTTCTTTGCAACCGTTGAAAACGTCACGCAACCTCTGCCTGTCTTCCCTTGAATTGACACTGTAGCCGAATTCATTGGCGAAATCCAAAATGTCCTCTGCATTATCATAGGAAATTCCATCACTCAGGAAGCACTCAAAAGCGTTGACAAGTTCCAGTTCATCTAATTCCGCATCATTGCAATAATAATCGAAAGAGGTAGTTTTTACGTCAGTAGAAATTGTTACTACATGGTGCTGTTTTTCGTACTTGCCACCCCAAGGATTTGCAGTACCAACATTCTCAGAAGAAATTTTGATCTCAGTTCCGTTGTAATTAATTGTTGTAGCCATAATCTTAAAAATTTTAGTGAAACATTGCAGGCAGAAACCAGATTGGTGATTCCTGCCCTGAATTCATGCGGCAATCGGTGTGTGATACCAGTCGCAGCCCTCGCAATAATCGGCGAAATTCTCCGCATTGTCGTGCTTGTCGGCTTCTTCGCTGCCGTATTCGTCTTTCAGGAATTCATAAAATCCCTCGTAGAAATCCATCGCAACGTTCTGGAATACTCCGAGGCTGTTCCGATAGTCGGAATAGTACATCGAACCATGACTGATTTCTCCGTACAACTGAATCAGTTCCTCATGCGACAACTCAGACGGTTCGATATTAGGCTCGATATTGTCAAGCGTCGTGGTGAAGATTTTTCCGTCTTCATCTTTCAGCCTGACACTCACCTCGTCTTCGTAGCGGTAATCGTTGGTAAATCTGCCCTCAGAATCTCTTGGGGTTTCCATCACCACAGCACGCTTCCATCTTGGGACGTAGCCCCAACCGCTTTCGCTCCAGTAAACTCTCGTCCACTCCTCGAAGTGGAAAATTACCTGTGCGCCTTTCGTGAAATAATTCTGTTTCATAATCCATTGAATTTTAGGGTAAAAAAGAAGGCGATGCCGAAATTAATCAGCACCGCCCAACACTAAAACCTTTAAACTATGAATGACAAAAAAGTCGCCCAGAGCCAAGAATTTAACCTTGGCCATGGATAAGAGAAATCAGGCAGCAGACTTGGTGAAAATCTTCTCCAGATTCTCACGCTTCTTTGAAACCTTGAAACGATACACCCAACGCTTGTCAGAATATTCGTTGTAGAACTCGATGCCTTTTTCCTCCATAATCTTGCGGACATTTTCAATGTGAGCGTCGGCATGGAAATTATAGAAGAGCCAGATGCCTATGCCGTAGGTGGTGGGATAAACCGTCAAACTTGTGGTATATCCCAGTTCCTTGCAAATCCGCTGCATTTCCATCGCGAATCTCCCGTAAGTTCCGGCGTAGGTTTTTCTGTCCTTTTCTACCAACTTCAAAACATACTCGACTGTGATCTCCTTAGATTTCACGTTTTCTTTCTTGACAAGAATCTGACCGCCATCATGCTCGACAAAAAGCGTGTCGAATTCGTAGGGGCTGCAATGCCTGTCGATAATGTCGTCACAGAATTTCCTGATATGCTCTTCGTATTCTGCAAGAGTCTCGTAATTCCAACTCTCGTAAGAGCCGTCGTTTTTCGGCGGGTTCAGTTCCTTGCAGGATGATTTGCTGTAATCAAACCATCTTTTGTACTCTTTTTCCCACTGATTTTTCTTGAACTCCTCGAAGGTGCTTTCAGGAAACCAACGAATAACGATTCCTTGCTTCTGCAAAGTCTCGATAGTTTCTTTCTTGATAATCATACTAATTGAATTTTAAGTGAATACTAATCGTACTTTGCAGAGCATTTAAGCCCTGCAAAATCTTAGGCTGCATCTTCGTAGATGCCATCGAACTTTCTCCCGTCCTCGAAAAACAGATCGTCTTCAAACCATCTTTCTCGAAGTTCTTCCTCAATGAATTCGTCGTTGTCGCAGCAATACTCATATTCTTTGTACCATTCCTCAAAGAATTTATCCAGACATTCCTCAACCAAATCCCAGAGTGATATTTTCACGTCAGGCTTTCGCAGGAAATTCTTGATAGGTTCAAGTATGGTCACGTCGTAGCAAACTCCAGTGAGCGGACAGCCATCGTAATTCCTGAGAATTTTCGAATAACGTGTTTTCGTGAGAGATTTTCCGTTTTCGTCCCACTTGAATTTTCCCCAGAATCTTTTCTTCGGGAAAATATCATCATAAATCTGATTGAGAACGCGCAGCACGTATTTGCCGTATAATTCCTTGGCAGAAATCTCGTTGCAATATTCTCCGATTGGATAGAAGTCAGATTTGATGCAGTGTCTTTCTCCGCAATAATCGACCTCATAACTAACGTCAATTCCGAAGAGTTTTTCAAACTTTTCCAAGGTCGCCCGATATTCGTCGTTTCGGCACTCCATAGCTTCGTAGCCAACGTCCCAACGCTTTTTCTCGACAATCTCATGTCGTACTTTGTCGCTCAATTCCTCGAAGCGATAAAGTTTGCATTTTACTTCTTTCATAATCAATTGAATTTTAGTGTTAATGAATTATAGCGCAATTCCCGGCAATTAAGACGGGAAAAGCAAATCAGGAATTCAGGAGTTTATTGCGTCCCAAAGAAATTTCTCGTTGTAGATCTTCGCAGCCAGATAATTCTCGCTGCTGTCCTCGATGAAGAATTTTATGTAGCCGATTTCGTCAACATTCCTCACCACCAAGAAAGAGAAACTTTTCTTCCTCAGTTTTCGATCAGGTTTCTTCATGTCGAAAGTGAAGAGCGTAGAATTGCCCTTTCTTTCCTGCTGCCGTTTCACGAATTTCTCACCATTGGAGAAAATACGAATCAAAGTAAATTTATCCATATATTAAAGTTTTAGTGAAATTTTGTCGTACTTCCCTATCCAGTTAAGGATGGGGAAATAATAGCCTAATGCCAGACTGTGCGGATTTCGGGAAAACATTCCTTACTTGAATCCACCTCACACACCTGGACTAAATCCATCTTAACATTTCCGGCATCTGCGAAATATTTCCCTTGCCTTGCAATTTCCTTTGCCGTTTTCACAGCGTCTTTGTCAAGCATAGCCAGAGTTTTCTCTCCGCTGAAATGTAGCTGGAAATAATCGTCGCAGCCGCCACCGAAATTCTCAGGGACGTAATCAAAGTCGGCACGATACCAGATTTCTTTGTGGCAAACGTAGAACTTTATATAACGTCCGCGCTCGCGGTCACAATTGTAAACCTCGTAGTTGTTGCAAATCTGATCGAAAGTGTAGCTCTGAAAACTGAAGCCGTTTTTCTGAGCTTCCATCGGACTCTGCCACATGTTGTCAAATCTCAGGTTTGAGGATAGGAAATAAAGCGTAAATCCTTCATCCCACAATTTCCGCGCCTTTGCTTTGGAAATTCTTCTGACCATACATTTCAGGTCGCTTGAATAAAATTCTTCCATAATCTCATAATTTAAAAGTTTATCGTACTTCCCACCTGAAAATTAACAGCATGGAAAGCAATAGTCCTCACGGATGAAAAAAGCCCGAAAGTTCCGTCACGGACAAATCAGGCACAAATGAATAACTAAAAACCTTTTTGAGAATAATAGTCGCAGATTCAGCCGAATCTAATCAGCAGAAACTAAAAGCATAAACCCAGATCGGGCTTAGAACAGAAAAATTCCTCCGCTTTTTCAAGCATTTTCTTTGTGCCATATCCTCGGAGATACAGCCTGTAAATTCTCTCCAATTGCTCGGAGATCTCTTTAAAAGTCTTTTTCATATCGTACTCCTTTCCTTAAAAATCCTATCGTACTTCCCACCGAAATTAATCAGTGGGAAATCTTATCGTACTTCCATCGTACTTTTATCGTACTTATTTCCTTCCCTCAAAAATTGCAACGTATTCCATGTTTATTTTCATCCACTCTCTCCAGAACCTTGGAAAAATGGCATAGGACATAGAAATTACCGCAACCCATAAAAGAGCCGCAACGAAGCCCCAAAAACTACCTGAAACTCCAAACACAACAACGGGCGACAAAATAAGCGTGCCCAGAATGAAGATAAAAAACTTTCTAATCATAGTCTATTGAATTTTAAATTGTTCGTACTGGTTTTCTCCGCAACAATTAAGCTACGGAAAAATAAAGTCTTCGAAGTTCGGAATAATTACAGCCGTATTGTTTCAATTCTTTTTTCGTGAATCTGAGCTGCTGCATTCTCTCACGCAAATATTCGTAACTTGCGATGATCTCTCCAGCAGTCCAAGAATCGCGGCTGATTCCGCGCTCTTTCTCGATCCTGAGAAACTCTTCCAAATCCAGAGCAATAATTCTGCAAATACGTTGCACTGGATTCATGTCGGCAAAAGGATTACTATTTTTCATTTGCATATTTCTCTATTAAATTATCTCTATCGGAATGGCAAAGAATCTCCAGAGCCATTTCCTCGCCAAATCTCTTGAAAAGATTATCGGCAATTCTCACTAAAGCGATAGGCATGATATTTATAACTGAATTCTTTCCACACTTTCCGCGCCTATCATTTGACGCAGAGTTTCACACTCATTTTCTGAGCCGATAAATATCCGCTCCCGAGACACAATGTCCCGCAAAATAAATAATTCGTTCATAATTCTTCAGTTTTAAGTTAAATTGTGCGGTGGAAAAGAATCGGACTCTTCTAAAACGCCAAGTCACCGCGTAAAAAGAGCGGAGAATTATATTGCAAATTCCCCGCCCGATTTATTCGGGCTAAACTGTAGCCGAAAATCTCAGGGAATGCTATACTTTCACGTTCTTATGTTTTGCTTAGTTAGTGATTCCTGGGAAATTCACAGCCAGCCCAAATGAATAGATAAAATTCAATTATGGACTTTGTTTTTCTACAAAGATATTACACGTAAATCTTTGCAACCCTTTCGATCGCCTGGATTTCTCCCCAATTGATTAAGCCGAAAAGATCCGCCACAGCCTAACAAGAAAATTCCTGTCGGTTCTGCTCTATCACACGACGCGCCAACGCTTAGAGTTTTTTCAAGAGAAAACTTTTAAACGTCATTTGCCGTTTTGCCCGAAGTCTTTCATAACTTCGTTGAGGCGGGAAAAATTCTCCCTGGCTTTTGCTCTATATTGCAAGAGCTTACAGCCAGATCGAAATTTGTCGGCAAAAACTTAATTAAAAACCTTTGCCAGAATTCAGGCTAAATAATTAAGCCCTGATAAATCAGGAAATAATAAAAGCCTGATAATTAAAGCCCTAATAAAAGCTATTAATCAAGGCTAAATATAAAAGCCCGAAAACCTTAATTATTCAGGCTTAAGCCCAAATAATAAGGAAATAAAGCAAATATAAAAGCCTGAATAAAAGCCCGAATTTTGGGCTAAAATTGTGCGCTTAAAAATTTCCGAAATTTCCGAAATACAATAATAAGATATTATTATTTATTCCTATTAAGCGCGAAAAAATCAGGCTTTAATATATTTGCCTGATTTAATAGGAAAAACCGCCTAAAAACGAATTTTAAGCGGTTTTTTGCGGGTATCTTAACGCCTGATTATTTAGCCATATTTGCCGCCATAATAGCGTTAAATTGTTCAACAGAAAGCCCGAATTTTGCGGCTAATAATTCAGTGGCGGATTTTTCAGCCTTTGCAGCCTTTGCCTTTGTAGCCTTTGCAACCTTAACTTTTGCGGCTAAAGAGTCCACAATATTACGACGATATTCAAGCCAATAATTTACAAGCCTTGCAGCCTTTGCCGCACTTTCAGGGCTGAAAATGTAGCCGTAAAAATTGCGGTTTTCAGTGGCAAAAGTAGAAATTGCGGTTTCATTCTCTAATTCTTCAGGGCTTATTAAAATAGTCGCGTTGTTTGTGTCCTGATTAAATGCCGAAATTTCCGCATTAATTTCGTCATCATTTGCACCCGTGAAATAGTCGCGTAAAACGTCGGCACAAATAGGAGCGTAAATTTTAGCGTATAAATTAGCCTGAATTTTTCGCAACTCTAAATCAGCTGATTTTTTTGCAGCCTTAAAAGCGTCTGAATTTTCCACACCCGAAATAAAAGCCTTGAATTTTTCGGTGTCACTTAATACTGGATTTTCAGCGGTTTTTTTCTCGCTGCTTTTCTCCATAATTTCCACAGCGTCTTTGCGCGTGTCAACTTTTGAATAATTTTTTGTAGCCATAATTTAAAAGTTTAAAATGTTATTAATGTTATTTGCAAGCCTTAAAACTGACTTTGCATGTGCAAATATACATATAATATTTGGAATATACAAACAAATAACAAACAAAATACAAACAAACGCGAAAGTTTTCGTGTTTCTTTACAAAATACGCTATTTTTCAGGCATTCAGGGCACAAAAACGGGAATAAATGTATATTAAACACTATAACGTAATATTGTCAGGATCTCAACAAATAGCAAGTGTAAACGCATAATCTTTAATGCTGCAAAGGTGTAAATACTATTCCATGGAATAAGAGAACCGCCAAAAATGAAAGCCAGATTTAAGTATTAAGCCATAAAGCCATAATATATATAATAGGTATTAATCCACATATAAGGCTTAACAATAGACTACAAAGGCTTATTTACACCTTATTATATATAATGTGGGGTAATGCTTCAATATGGCTTTATTCAGGGCTTAAAGCCTTATTTGTGGGTTACCTGTTGAATGAAATAATTAAATATAATCAATTATTTTTACATCAAAGTGTTAAAAAACGACTTCCTGTAAGTACGATAAAATCAGTGTAAACGACTGAAAATAAGAAGGTTACATTATAAATATAATGTTACTATAATTTAAGTAAATATTTACAACATGAAGGCAGGGGACACCCCCTTTTAACACGATAAACAGCCCATACTGACCTTCAACCTAAATTTTTTAATTTTTAATTTTTTAATTTTTCATTTTCGTGACGCAATTTGCTTCACATGGTTTCTGGAGTTTGCTATGTTGGATTGCGTGAAATGCCTTTATTTACTGGTGTTGTGACGTAATTTTTACAAAAGTTGGTATTTTCGTCAAAAATGGGTAAAAATGGTATGTTTTCGGTATGTATTTTGCTTGTATTTTGCCCGAAAAGTGTTAAAAGTGACGTAAATTGCTTCACTTTTTGAGTTAATTCCGATAAAAGTCAAAGATTTTAGTTTGCTCTGAAACACCTTTAAATAAAGGTTTTTATCTTTGCAAAGTGAAGTAAATGACGTAATTTCTACGTTTTTTAGGTTGGTATTTATTAAAATGTTATTTATATTGTTATATGGGCGGTAGAAAAAGCGTAAAATCGTCACCGAAATCAGCATCGGACTCGTTGAGTGAGTTGCTGTATAAGGAGTTTGCGTCTGCGATTGACGCGAAGGCTCTGACTACCGCCTATCATCAGCAGTTCTACGGGGATCGTCTTTACGACTACCAGCGTATCGTGCGTGAGGTAGGCATGAAGTGTCTGCGTAGCTACTGCGGTGAGGTCTATTACTACGAGGGTAGGATCTGGAAGAGCATCAGCAGGGATCAGTACAGTTGTATGGAGTACGCCTTACGTGACGTACTGGTTAATTGCGGTGTCGGCAAGAACGATGTCGTTAAGTCATCGCCGAAGCTCGTTGGCTGCTTGCGTGACGGTGCGAGTGTTGCTCCTCTTGGTGTCAATCCCGGCTTAGTGGGTTTCCGTAATGGTGTCTGGGATTTCTCGAATATCGACTGTCCGGTAAGATATGAGTTCAGTGACCGTATGCCCGTACTGCAACTGCTGGATTATGACTACGACCCTGAAGCCACATGTCCCAACTGGCTCTCTTTCCTGCATTCGATATTGCCCGACGGTCAGATCCTGACCTTGCAGAAGTATCTTGGTCTTGGCTGTGTATGCCGTAGGTCGATGACGCATAGGGTTGAGGAAAGTCTCTGGCTCATTGGTAGCGGTGGAAATGGTAAGACCACTATCACGAATGTCATTACTGGCGTGCTTGGTGCTTGGAATGTCGGTGTGGAGTCGTTATCGTCTCTTGTCAGCGGCAATCCCGATGTCCGCGCCCGCATCTTGGCTGGTGTCGTTGGTAAGACCTTCAATATCTGTGACGAGGTTCAGGCGTATGATATTACGAGGTATGAGGATGCCTTCAAGAGCCTGTGTTCGGGTTCGCCTCAGACCATACGCAGGATCGGCGGTGACTTTGAGACCGCCTACGACATACCATTTATCATCTTCTCGATGAATCGCAAGCCGACGAATGCTAATCTCGACAAGGCTATGCTGCGAAGGCTCATTTTCATCCCGTTCAAGGCGAAGGTTACGGATCAGGACATGAAGCGTGACCTCGACACCGTATTGAAGAAGGAGTATTCCGGCATCCGCAACTGGCTGATTCAGGGTTATCGCAGGCTCGTTGAATCGGAATACAGGTTCACCAAGTCCGACATGACGGAGGAGGAGAAGCGCAGCTATATGGTGGAGAACCATCAGACCATACGCCTCTTTATGGATGAAAACGGCATCCGCGAAAGCTATCACATCAATAATCTGACGGAGAAGCCGATGTGTGTCCTCGCCAATGTTCTGTACCAGGAGTATGTGCGCTGGTGTGAGGGCAGGGGCTACGACCATGAGGAGTTCAATGGCTTCAGCAGAACCATGACGCGCTTTGGTGTGGAGAAGAGCAGGAGCAATGTCGGCATGGTGTATTCGCTCTTCTGCGACAAGAAACTGGATTATTTCTTTAATAAATAAAAATGTTATGAGTAGATTTGTAGAAATCAGGATTCATGAGGGTTCGGCTGTTACGACGAAGGTTATCAATGTCGATAACATTTCCGACTTCAACTTTGACAAGCGCAAGCTCGTTACGTGCTATGGCTTGACACCTAAGACATACATACTGACTGCCGAGAGTGCGGAGAAACTTCGTTATCAGCTCTTCATCGGCAATCTCAGCGACCCCTATCAGCAGATGATGCAGATGCAGCGCGATCTCGATGCCTATAAGACCTTCTTCGTGAATGTCTTGGGTTGGGCGAACGGGCGTTTCCGTGAGGGTACGGCTCTCCCTGCCGTCGGTCTGTTTGCCGATACCACTCCAGACATCAATAATCAGATGTCGATGATGATGGATGCTTTGTGTCAGCTCAATGAGGAGTATTCGGAAATGAAGAACAAGCTGATTGAGGCTGGCATCACGCCTCTTGACAGCTACGCCGTTGACCCTGATAAGCAGTAATGATATGGCAAAGAATAAAATCATAGCAAACGAGCCTCCCGTGATTGATGTCGGCACTCTGGAGTTCAGCGAGAGCAACTACAGACGCGGTGACGAGCACTGGATGGCTGCAGCCTTGTATAAGGCTGTTATGGATCAGGGCTTGGAGCCGTTCGACCTGCCATTAGCTGCCCTCGACTTGTCGGTGCTGCATTTCAGCGTTAAGTCTGCCGACGAGTTTATCTGGCAGATGAAGCGTTGTCTCGACTGCGACTACAACATACCTATTATTCTCGATAATCTGGGTCAGATTGCCGATGGCAGTCATCGCGTGTGCAAGGCTATCCTTGAAGGAAAGAGCACTATTCTGGCTTATCGCCTTCAGAACATGCCCGCGCCTGACTTCTTGGGAAAGGACAAATCATAAATTATATATGTTATGAATTACAAAGACTACAATCAGTATCAGAACAGCATGGCGGCGGTATTCCGCGATCTTAACGACGAACTGGAGAAGATGTATGCCGAGGACGAATGCCTCAGCCTTCGTTTTCTCGAAACCCTCAATCACTTGCTGACAGAACGTATGCGCTTCTGTATGACATGTAGCAACTACTGGCGCGATGTCGCAGAGCGTAGCTTCTGGTTTATGAAGCGTAAATGCCTAAAAATCGCCCTCAGTTATGAGAATCTGCATCGCGAGACCCTGCATCAGCGCATCGGTGTTGAGACGAGAATCGCGCAGATTAAATTCAACGTAACCAAGAACCAAAAATAAGAAGTTATGGATCTAAACAAGAAAACTATCGTATTCATTGACCTTGACGGTACTCTCATTGAGACCGTCAGTGGTAAGACATTCCCGGAAGACTGCACAGATTTCCGCATTCGCAAGGATGTGGTGGATCGTCTGCGTAAGATGGAGAATCTATGTTACATCGTTATCGTTACGAATCAGGGAGGTGTGCCGAAGTACACGTCTATGGAGGATTTCTATGCCAAGGCGAACGGCATTTGCGCCTTCCTTACTGCTGCGCTCAATCCTGATCGCAATGAAATCAATGTCGATGTCGATTGTATCGCCTGCTACAGCAACGACGAATCAGACCCCAACCGCAAGCCCAATACCGGGATGCTCCAGAGTTTTGTTGACCAGAAGTTGCAGTTTGCCACTGCACGTCTGAAGAGCAAGGCTAATATGGTTATGATTGGCGATGCCAGTGGCAAGGAAGGTCAATTCAACGACACCGACAAGAAATGTGCCGAGAACTTTGGCATTGACTATCTCGATGTAGAGGACTTTTTGACTGCGTAGGTATGGAAAAGGCAAGGGACAAGTTCAAGATTGGTCAACTCGTCGTGATATTAGTCCATAACAGTCATCATGGCGACATCGGTCAGGTCGTTGGATTCGGAGAATATAACGAGTACAACGTAAAAGTCTCTTTTGAAGGAAACTATGTTCAGGGCTACATGGTTGACGAGTTAAAGCCGCTTCCGAGGTTAGGGCAGATCAAACTATCTTTATGTGGGAGAATCTTGAAAAAACTTGCTAATTCTTTCAAGATTTGCAAGAATTGGAAAGAAATGGAGAATAATAACCCCTAAAAAATAAAAATATGATTGAAGATTTCAAGAAAAGACTTATTGTTGAGGTGCGTGAGCTGAATGCCCGCGTCAACAAACTGGATGATTTTATCAGTGGCAATCCAAAATTCAAGGAGTTGGACGATTTTAATCGCGAAGTTCTTGAAAAGCAGTTGAAGTACATGACTGGCTATTTGGAGTGCCTGAATGCCCGCGTCAACACCATCGTTTCAAGCGAAGAGGTTGATGAATTCGATGCTATGCAGGGCAAAAACCTCAGTTTTGGTGAGGCTTTGGTTGCTATTAAGGAGTTCAAGGTGCTTCGTCGCGAGGGTTGGAATGGAAAGGGTTTGGTGGTTTTCCGTCAGGTTCCCGCTCATATCACTGGCGACATCGTTCCGAAAATGCAAAGCCTACCTGATTCTGCCAAGACCATTGTCATGGCCACGCAGGCAAAGGTGGACTACACATCGCAGATGCTTATTTTCAACACCAATAATGGTCGTGCCGACTCTTGGGTTCCAAGCATCAGTGACGCTCTCGCAGAGGATTGGGAGATTGTTGATCCCGACTCTTTCACAAAGAAATAAACATTATTAACAATTAAAATTTATACAATTATGGGAATTCAAGTTGGAGAAAAGAATCCGAAGGTTATTAAATCAGAGGAAATCGGTCAGCAGTACCGTCAGACAATGAATGACAAGGCAGAGGCTAAGGCTGCTGCCGAAGAGGAGCAGAGACGTTTGAAGGAGGCAAAGATGCAGACCCAGCAGGGTCAGGGCATGACTCCGAAGACCGTTGACGAGGAAAAAGCAGCCCTCAGTCACGACAACGCCACGCTCAATCGTATTATGGCTCTTCCAGAGGAGGAGCAGCCCCAGGCACTCCGCGAGTCTGGCTATCCGCTCTTTGCAGATCAGAAGGCGAAGGAGGTTTCCGACAAGGTTAAGCGTGAGAAGATGCTCGCTGAGATTATGGCTATGCCGGAGGAGGATCGCGTCGGCGCATTGCTTGATGCAGGATTCACTCAGGAGGCTGCTGCCGAGAACAAGCGTCTTGGCGAAGCCCGTAAGTGGTCTCAGATCATCAGCCTTCTTGGTCAGTATGGCTTCATCAATATCAACAATGAGGAAACTCACGCCATTCTGGAGCGGGCTTCCGACATGCCTGACAATGAAAGCCGTATCGCCTATTGTAAGGAGAATGGTCTCGCCATCGTTGCCAATGTCTTCACTGAGGCATTGAACGGCACACCTCTCTCAAAGATTGACAAGTCTCTGAGCGATCTGCGTGAGAAAGAGGCTGCTGCCATCAAGACTGCTGCTGAGAAGACCCAAGATGGTGGTTCTGAGGGCGGTGAAGATGCAGCAGGTGACGGTACGCCCTCACCAGAGGCAGGAGAATCAGGAAAGCCCGCAGATGAAGGCAGTGGCGATGGTGCGCCTGCCAATGAGAAGAAGAAGCCCGGTCGTCCCGCAGGTTCAACTAAAAAGTAAACCGCTATGGAAAAGACTCTGAAACTCGAAGACCTGTCGCCCGATCAACTTCGGGCGCAGGTTAAGCTCTGTTTCAAGTTCATGGAGCAGTGTCTTAGCATGTTGAATGGTGAGGACGTTAAGGATGAAGCCGCTATTCGTCTCGTAGATCCATTCGGTGATTGCGGGGATATGGAACTTTTCTATGCCTGCAAGCGTATTGGTGGTGCTGGCGACCTTGCGGATGCCCTCGCAACCATCGACAAACTGAATAAGCAGAACCAGAAATTGAAGCAGCGTCTCGCCAAGAAACACGACGAACTGGAGCAGCTACGCGAAAACAATAACGTCGGTGGTCTGAGATATTCGCTGAAATTCGATACCGAGAAGTTCGAGAAAGGTATGAAGGCTGCTGCTGAGTGCATGAAGAAGGTTGGCGATCTCTACCTCAATCCTGCCCTCACGAATATCAATGAGGAAACGAGAAAGCGTTTGGTCGAAATGATGAACGATTTTGTCAAGGATTTGCCTCACGCCCTCACAACCGCTATTTCCCAGAAGGTGGTGAGCGTTGAGAAACAGCCCTTATCTCCACGCGATAGTTTCCTCAATGAACTTCGTAACTATGCTTATGGCGGTGGTCGTGCTCATGATCGCAGCTATATTGATCGCTGCTATATTGAGCGACTGATTTCTTCTATCACCCTCCCCATTGCCTCGCAACAGTTTTTTGGAATTCCGCAACCGAAATTCGATATAGACCACAAAGTTTATTTCATCGAAAATGGTGTAGTTACACAATCAAGTGTCAAGGCAGTCGAAAAACTGGTTGGAATTGGCTGTGTTGGTTTCCGCTATCTGCTGAAGAATGGTAAATATTTTACCGAAAATAAGCTCTTTGGTAGCGTTGAGGATTTGCTTCAGAACCTAAAGGAGAATATTCGCAATGGAGAATGAGGAAAAAGCCAAGACCGTAGCGATGGAACAGCCGCAGAAAAAACGCCCGATGAATGAGGGTGAGTGGTATTCCGTCGGTCACTTCAAGCTGAAGAAGGTGAGATTGATTGTTGATAACCAGAATCATTCCCGCGAACTCCTTCCGTCGGCAAAAATGACGCAGAAATTTCTGGAAAAGAACAAATCGTTTCTTATCAATGCCGTAAAAATCTCAGATCATGAGGAATTTTGGCAGTTGAGAATTCCATCTACGTTCGATGCCTACAGTATTATCACTTCTCTCTACGAAAGCGGAGATCAGCAGAGTGATGATATTTTGCAGACGCTTCTCTGCAATTTTGCCAACGCGACAACCGTTATGGATGGACTTTTCCACAATCTCCTGCTTAACGTCGGCTCGATATACGTTACAAGAATGAATAACAACCTGACGAAAAAGGAGAAAAAACGCGAATATTTCGAAGTGCTGAAATTGGCGATGAAAAATATCCTCTCAGACTTGGAATTCAGTGAAGAGGAAATGAAGAGGATGGAAAAAGCCAACGAGGAATTCGATAAAATGCTTTTGGAAAATTCAATCCAGAAAGAAATGCAAGGAGAGAAGGGCAATTAACCCTTCTCTTTTTTTTGCCCATAAAATAAGGAGGTCTGACCCCTTCCACGGGCGACCTCCATCTGCGACTATGAAAAAAAAGATTTATGCTGTGGGGTTGCGCAGACACCCCGATTACTCTTCTATTTCTGCCTTTATTTTTTCGAGGTGATCACAATAAAGGGAGCAATTCTGGCATTTTAGCGGTAAATAGATGTTGATAGAGTCGCCATTCGTGCCTTGCTCCGTCAATTTAGCGTATTGCTCGTTGTAGCGGAGGAATGCCTCACCACGCTCTTTCGAGCCTTCTGGAAGTCGGCGGGCACTGCGAAGAATTTCCTTCAAAGCCTCCTCTCTCGAAATGAGCTGAATTTCCGAGAGTTTTTCGGGAACGACGACACCTGATTTTGTGCGCTGGATTCTGGCTTCAAGCGTAGCCTTGAATTTTTTGTCTTTCAGAATTCCGTCGCGGCTACTCATATTTTTCTCTACGTCCCACACCTCGCGTTCAGGGTAGGCAATATTATATGCGTCGGCTTCGGTATATCCGATGCTGATAAGGTCTGCCATGATTACCTGCTGATAATCGACACCTAAAGTCTTGGCTTCTTTCTTGAATTTTATCGAAACTTCCATAACATTAATAATTTGCTAATTCTTCAGTAAGTTGTTCTGCCTCCTCAATTGCGTAGATGGGGACGCGGTAGCAGCAGCAGTGTGGATGAACGAGCGGTTTTTCCATTATTCCCTCCAGTCCAAGATGGAAGCCAACTTCTCTGTCGCAGGAATCGCAGGGATAAAGACTGCCTCTGAGCTGATAGTAGCCAACCGCCCCTTCTTCGAGGAATTTTATAGCCTGAGTACGCATCCACGCCATTGCAACCGTAATTTTCGCCATATTGATAACGTTTTTTGCGCCGTTATTTGAGAGACCTACGGACGGGTGCTGTGTTCCGATGTCGTAATGCACACCTTTGCTTACGAGATAAACGGCCTTCATCCCAGGAGCCTTCATCGCCCTCACCACTTCTGGAGTAGTATAGACGCTGAGAAGAGCTGCCGCAATTTTCGTCTGTGCTTTGCCGGATTCAACGCCTGCAAGTTTCATTGAAGCCACAAGAGCCTCCAAATCGTAGAGATAACGCCACAAATAATCATCGAGCGTGTCCTGAAGATTTCGGTTCTGCCTGCCCAAGCCGTGAATATATGCGATAATTTCCTGCTTATCTTCTGCCGATTCTGCGGCCATGGAGGAATATTCTTCAATCATTTCCATAATTTCCTCGTCAATTCGATCCATGACAGCCGTGATCTGGCTATACATATTCTCGTTGGCATTGAGAACGAAATTTTCTGGTTCGATATTATATTTGTAGCAAATAGCAGTAATCTCCTTGGCCGCATCCTTCAGTTTTTCGAGGATAAGGCTTTCAATGAGAATGGTGCTGTCATTGCGCCTTCTCACATAAGCCTTTGCATCGTTAACGTCCTTTTGGGTAGGGCTTTTGTACTGCGTCGTATCGAGACTGATAATAACTTTTCCACTCATACCAACCTCAGATTAGTGTGTTGCGTTCCAACCATCCCAATTATTACGCCCATCTTTATTGCCCCAACGGTCATATCCAGCCTTGTCGTATGTACCGTCATTGCTTCTGCCGTGACCCTTGGCTATACTGCCTTTACGGGTTCTGACTTTACGTGCGGACTTGGTGGTAGTAGTTGAACCATTGGAAGATGTCGTTTCCTGAGAGTAGCTTGATTCAATGCCTGCCAGCTTTTCAGCCTGATCAACGGTGATGTCGGACTGGATTTCGAGTTTCTGCTGTTGCAGCAACAACTCCTGCTCCTGCTCCAGTTTCTTCTCCCTGACAATGCGATCCCACTCACGCGGAGTAGCGTAAGGCGACTTCTCCGATGCCGTTTGCTTCGACAAGAAGCCATTCTGCACCTGAGTAGCGAGGTTGGTTGTCAACTCCGTCTCGTTCAGGTGAACATAAGGCTTGATGTAGTGACTGATACGGGTGTTCATGAAATCAAGTCGCATTTCTCTCTCAACACCGTAGCCGAACTTGAAGATATAGACGATGTGGTTCAGAGCCATCGCGAATTCGTTGCTGTCGCTCATTGCCTTGTTATAGGCGGGCGTGTACAGCATCTTGATAGCAGCAGCGGGAAGGTCGCCTGATTTCAGTTCCGGGGTCTTCACCACATTGGACTGCTGATAGATCTTATCTTCAAGGGAATCAAGTTCGGTCTTATAGGCTGCGCTGGCATCCTGCTTGTTCATGAAGCCGATTTCACCATCTGAAGGAAGGAAGAATACCTTGGAGGCGTAACTCATATCCTTCTTCGTCACTTCTTCGCTACCTTCACCTTTGACATACATGATAGGCAATCCGAAGTCGTGGTTGTTCTGAGCCAAACGGCTAAATGCCATTTCGTAGTTGTCGATGGTCTCTTGCGAAAACGTCCAACAGGGGCCATAATCGTCGCGATGATAGCTTACGGGGATGCAGTCGAAGCCATGCTCTTCGGGTTCGCAGTCGAGGCGGTAGCCGTTGACATTGAAGAGATTCATGACTGACTGCTTGAAACGCTCAATGGCTGAACTGGCTTCACCATCTGCAACGAAGCGGTAGTAATAGGTGTCATCCCAGACATCGACATAGCGTTTTGTCACACGTCCCTCTTCATTGTAGTTGCTGTAGGTACGGGCAAAGGTGTTGAGTTTTCCAGTCTTCAGGTCGTAGTGCGGATATAGCTTGTCGCCATTGAGGAAAGACAAGACCTTCCATCCAAACTTACCTTTATCGAGGAATCCTACAAAAGCACCGTCGCCCGTAGCCTTAACGGATTTGGCAAACTGATACCAGGCGACCTCCATATTCTTATCTGCCCAACCCTCTTTGAACTTGTTGAACACGTCCGTTGAGGTTTCGCTCTCCTCCTCAGACAATTCAAACTGAATGTCGTTACCAGTGAGGTGTGTGAGCTGATTGTGGAGGATAATCCACTGATAGGCAAAGGCATAACGGGGCACTTCTTCTTTATACCAGAGTCCATCGACGGTGTTCTGCCTCCATCTGTCGGGGTAGTATTCACGGTCATTGATAAGGTGTCCGCAGGGGTCGAGTTCGCGGGCGAAGTCTTCCTGCGTCGCAATTTTTCTTCTCAGATAGTCGATGACTGGAGATTCCTCCGTCACATCGTCCCACCGATCTCCGTGCTCGTAATGTCCGTCAGGCATGACACGGGTGAAGGGCTTCTTTGTCAGAAGTTCCCTTAATGGCAATTTGACTTTTGATGCTTCCATAATCATTTAATTTTTAGAAATTACTGATCCATGAGGGAATGGTTACTGTCCGTCTGCTGACCTCAAAATCCTGCCTCATCATCAGAGACTCCCAGAAGTCGGGCGACCAGCCCACCAACTGCTTCATCTGCTCTTTCTTGATGACGCACCAGCCTTTATCAGCCTTTGATTCATCCTGCCTTGCGCATTTACGCTCCAGCATCAGAATATCCTTCAGCTTCATAACCTGACCCTGCTTACCATTTTTCTTTCCCACTTCAAACCTGCGTTCAAGAAGCTCCGGGCTGAAGCTAATCTCTCCGTCAACAACCTTCTTTGCAAAGAGATACATGCATTGAGATTTCTTGTTGTCGTAGATATTCTTGAACTTTTGCTCTACAGCCTCAACATTATTGAACGGGCGGGCATGTTTGAAGTAGCCCTTGAATGTTTGTCCTAAGCCGTTGAGGTCGTACACGAAATTCTTCTCCAGTACACCCCATTCATCGAGTTTTGCTTGTATGGCGTGACATGTTGAAATACTATCGAGTTTGCAGACGAAGACATCAGCGACATGCCATCCTATCCAATGCCAGAGTACGCAGTTGTCGCCACCAGTAAACGCAACGTCACAAGTGGCACGATGGATCTTGTCACCAAGCATCTGAGGATTTTCAAAGCAACGCTGCAAATGAATCATCTTTATCAGATCATCGCCCATGGCCATGAAATTCCAGTTTCCTTTGAGGTCTCGCGCCTGCTGTTCCTCGCCCTGCTGTGCCAGACCACCAACGTAATTAGGGTCTGTGCGAAGCAGTTTCTTGTTGTATTTGAGTTCGGCACGAATAAACGTTACCGATTTCACAAACATTGTTTCCTTCTTGAAGCCCATTTCCGCATACTCAGGCTCCCAGAGTTTGTCGATTTCATCCCGGCATTGCTCGTAAACCTCTTCAGGCGTATCTCCCCAAACGATTTGATCTACGGTATCGCCCTTCATATAACAATAGCGGATAACACCATCACGTTCAGGCAGGGCGTAACCATCTTCTCCAATCCACCAGTCAATGAACTTTCTTACCCATGACAATGGATCGGGGTTGCAAGTGCCGATAATTCTGTTCTTGATGAATGCGGAATTTCGGTTATTCGTTACGAGATACTTAAATTTCTCGAATTCTATCTGCGTAATCTCGTCGATACCGATGAAAGAATATTCTCGGCCTTGGAATCTGTCTTTGAAATCGTCGAAAGAATCGGCGTAATACTGGAACGAAACTTCAGCCTGAGAATCGAAGTACCACGTCAGATCGTCTTTTGACTTGTTGAAATGCCCAAACGGACTATACATCAGGCGTGACGTGCGTATAATATTATTAAGGTCATCTTTTTCTTTACGGAAAATCACGCCATTGAAACGAGGATTGTCTATATCGTACATCGGCTCCATCAGAAGCGTGAAAGTATTGTGATTTATCGTGTAGGCATCCGTAAGATAAAGATGATGTTTTCCAGTAACGGTAATGCAGCGACAATTCTTCTTGTGTTTCCCCTTTGTTACATAGAGAACTTTTTTCGTGAGAATTCCCCTATCATTCGGACTCTTGGCTTTTTTGGCATTTTCTCTTGCCCTATCCTTATAGATAGGATTCGCCCAAATATCCTTGTCATTGGGACAAACGATAACGACCTGCCAGAATCCGATTCTCTCAGGATCGTCGATTACCTCTGAAGTTTTTGCCCACAATCCCAGGCTTCTCGCCATGTCAGCAATTTCCTCGATAAATCTTTTGTTTGGAAGTGCGAGATATGGGTGTTTGTGTTTTGACTGCCCACTAACCCTGAATACGCCACGCAGAAAATCCCAACGCGCATTGACGGAGGCTGTTTTGTATTCTTCAGGAATCCAAGCAGGCTGCTCGTTGCGAGAACGTGTAATTTTCCTGCGAGCATCGTCGGAAATTCCACGAATATAATTTGTTCCGCTGAGTCTTTTGGATTTATATCCGCATTTGTAGGCAAACTGTATGACGGTTGGCATATATTTAATTGGGCATCCAGATTTTGAGAACTGCCAATTTCCAGTACCTGCAATGGCTCCAAGAATAAACGGATGAATCGGTAGGTCGATTGCTGATTTTTCTTCATTGTGAATTACCTCTCCACAAAGCGGGAATTCCACCAAGCTACAGCCGCGTCGCAGAGACACCGGGAATTTCGCGTCTATTCTGTAGTTATTCATCAGTTCGCGTGCTGTGTACTCACTGAAGTCGCCTGACGGAACGGTTTTTGCCCAGAATCGGTGTTCGTCCATACATTGAACGGTTGTGCCATCGTCAAAATGGAAGGTGTAGATTGTGTTTTCCCCCTTCTCAAAAATCTGCTTTACCTCCTGAATTCCCTCATAGGGAGTGCAGATCTTATCGCCAACCTCCAAATCGCCCATTTTTTTACGACCAGATGGAGTGATAACGGGTGTATCGTAAGGATTCGCCTTACCACCTCCACGATTTCCTCCAGTAATAAGAATGTCAACACTCGCATGGAGATCATTCTCTTGGGGGCCGAGTTGTGCGATATAGGTACTCGACTGAATTTTACCGTCTTCTTTCTCACGAAGTTCGTTGATAAACTCATTGGAAATAATGGGTTTACCGTCTTTCGTCAGAAAATTTACAAATTTTTTCATATAGCATAAATCTTTAATTTTCAACGGCAAATTTATGAATAAACGTGCTGATATTTAGGTATTTCCCGCTAAAATGTAAAGATTTTAGATGAAAAATGATTTACAAAATATACATTTTTGATATATTTGTCACGAATTTTTACAAAACAATCACAATTAAGTATGGAGAAGACAAACTTAGTTCAGGAATTCAAAACCCGTGTTGGAGAAGACAATCACGAGTTTATCAGCGACCAGACTTTTGAGTCAATGGCCGATGTGTATCTGCCCCGTTTCGCCGAGGATGACAAGATCACCGACGATACTTGGAAGGAGCCTATTGCGGCTCTGACTAATTTCGCAGGGCAAGCCAAGGCAAGCCGCATGAAGTTCGCTCAGGACTTTGAGGCACAGCACAAGACCACGACACAGAAAGCTATTGACGATGCGGTTGCAGCAGCCAAAGCCGAGTGGGAGAAAACCATCGACAAAGGCAACGGCGGTAAAGGCGATGACAAAGGTGGCAAAGGCGGTAAAGGAGAGGGCGACGGAGGAAACGACGCTATTTCCAAGGCTGTAGCAGATGCCCTTGCAGGCTACAATGAAAAACTATTCGGTAAGGATGGTAAGAGTGGTCTCATTGGCGGTCAGCTCAGTCAAACGGCCGAGTTCATCAAGACTCAGAACCAGAACCAAGAGCAAGCCAAGCTCGCCGATATTGGCAAGCAGCTGAAGGATTTCCTGACTGCTGAGAAAGCCACAAAGGATTTCGCCATGAACCTCGCTGTCAAAAACATTGTTGGCGGTATCAAGAAGGTTGCTGAGGCAGACGTTGATCAGCTAAAACTTTCTGTAAAGAAGGAGTACGAGCAGATCTACAAGGATGCCTACGGTGATGGCGGTAAGCCCTACGGCGGTAACAGCGCAGGAGGTGAAGGTGAAGGTGGCGTTGATGAGGAAGTACGTAAGTACCTCGAAAACAAAGCCAAACTGGATGCCGAGGCTGACAAAATGAAAGAAACGGTGAAGGCTGGACTGAAGTAAATTGCCGATGCCCGCGTCACTAAATGTTAAACAACAAAACTCTAAAAATTATGCCATTTACAGGTACATTCAATCAGCAAGTCCAGTTTGACGGACGTATCGGTGGTTATCGCAGAGTGTTTGAAGGTCAGGTAAAGCTGCTTGTCGGTGGTTTCCAGTACGACCTCAATGACCTGCCCCTTCCCGGTTTCGTTCTCCCTGCTGGCACTCCAGTGTACTGTGACGAGCAGGCTCGTACAATTGTCCCCCTCCGCACCTTCAAGGTTGTTGCAGTGGCAGACGGTAAGGTACACGTTGAGAAGTTCAATGCGGGCACTCGCGTTAAGGTGGGTGAATCGCTTATTGTCGTACCCGATGACTTTGCCAACGCTGCCAAGGCTGCAATGGAGGTATCGGCTATCGACAACTCTCACTCAGGCTATGACATTCTGACGGTTGACGCAATCCCCGAAGGTGTTGTTGCTGGAACTATCCTTTGTATCGGCAACGCCGACAAGACCGCTCGCTGCGTTCCCAATGCTCTCTCTCCCTACGACATCTGCTTGTCAAAGGAGGCCGTAGCATGTGACGGTGATGGTGCTTGGAACTGCATGGATTTCCCCGTGCTGGAGCGTCGTATGCCGCCTATCACAGATTCAATCAAGAAGGCTCTCGCCGATGCTGGTTGTTTCTTCCGTTGGTCAAACCGTAAGTAAAGTAGGAGGACTGAATTATGAGAGATTACACACAATACTCAATTAACGACATGCGCCGCTATGTCAGCGCAGAGAACTTCGGTCTGATCCTTGACCGTGCCAACGCCAAGTACAATACCGCCATCTGGCGCAGATATGCTACTTGGGGAAAGCCCTCAGACTCGAAGGAGTGGATTCAGGGTCAGAAAGAGACTCCAATCCTCGTTCGTGCTTCTATCCTTGGTACTCACTCACAGAAGCCACAGCGCAACGGTGAGGGTTGGAAATACTACGGTGGTTCCATCCTGAAGATGGGTCACGGCTTCTCCATTGACGAGGATGACCTCTTCAAGATGCGCGACGAGCGCAACCTCACTCATGTTCCGTTCCCGATTCTCATGACCGACAAGGTTGAGACTCGCACCAAGAACATGATCGGTGGTGTTCACGCTGAGTTGAACTACGTGACTCTTCAGGCTCTTTCTACTGGTGAGATTCATGAGTTCAGCGTTGACGGTATCAAGTACGACTACAAGTTCCCGATTGCTGACAGCCACTTCATCAGTGCTGTTACGGGTAAGGAGTGGTGGACTGTTGACGGTAGCGGCAAGGTTATTGCTAACACAAACGCAGACCCGATTCAGGACATGCTCGATGCCCAGAAGTATCTTACCAAAGACCTGCTGCTTGCAGTAGATCACTGGAAGGTATCTCAGGAGCTTTTCGATCGTCTGCTTCTGCACCCCAGCGTGATCCACATGTGTCTGGCACGCGCCAACTTCTTCAACCCCAACGACGTGAAGCTGAAGCCCGCCGAGATCCTTTCGTACATGCACGACATGGGCGTTTGGATGTTCGACGTTATCGACTCCAAGTCACGCCACGAAGAGGATGGTGTCGCAATCCCAGACGCACCTGCTTTCGACGAGCATAACCTCGTAGCTTGTAGCTCTGAGATTGTTCCGTTCGAAATGAAGTGTACCAACTCCATCTATATTGACCGTGAGCAGTTCATGGGTCAGATCGGTAACAACCACAAGTATCACTTGGTGGAGAACCGTATCATGGTTCTGAACTCTACGGAGGAGCGTCCGTTCAAGAACGTTGTTGACTGCGAGCTGTACGCAGCCCCAATCTTCAACAACATTCGCGAGATTGGATTCTTCAAGGTTTGGAAGGAGAACTAATCTGGTGTAGGTTATGCCGACGAATGCACAAACAATAGAGAAATACCTGCAAGGCAAAGTCCGTGTTAAAGTCACGGATGATGCCTTGCTCACTATCCTTGTCGATGCCGGGAACAGCGCAGGGGCAAAGATTGAGGCTGGAGCCGATGTCAACACCCTTTCTGCAAAGCAACTCGAATTGGCAACTGCCTATCTCTACGTCTGGGTGGCAAGTTCACCTACGATGACTGAGAAGGTGGCAGATGCGGATGGTGACTGGTCACACTCTGAGGGAGGTGAACAGATGTCGGCTAACGCCCTAAATAGATTCCTGCGTATGGCAAACCAGATCTTCGAGAAGTACGGCTTGAATAGGGTCGGAGGTAATTCTTGGGGAATGGTTGGCTACGGTTTCCACAATATCAGACGAAGATAAGCTATGCCAGTATCAAATCCCCGCTTTCCGCACCACTGCACGATTACCAGACATGGTAAGCATAATCCCCTTCTGAAAGAGAATGAGGATATTGTCGTGTATGACGGTGTTTGCAGGAGTTTCGACGTTCACACCACGTCAGGCAATGGAGAAGTCATTACGTCAGAACGTAAGCTCGCTTTGCCCACGAAACAGGACGAATGGGATGAAGAGACGATCCCGCGAGAGGGTGATAAGGTGGTGGTTCACAAGTTTGGCTTTACTGAGTATGGTTTAGTGGTTGACCGTATGCCCGGTAACTTAGGCACTCACATTCTTTGGAGGTATGGACGTAACTAAACAAGCACATAAGGCGATTGAGGAACATTGGCAGAAGATCCTCAACGATGTTGAGGAGAAATGCCGAACCTATTGCTCAAACCTTTGTCTTGAAGCTATCAAACAGCGTCAGAACAATCCGAATGCCCACAACTTCACGGGCAACCTCCTTAATTCGATTGTCGTTTGCCTCTACCGTGACAACAAGCCCGTAGCTGCTTACTATGCGGCGCAATACGCTGCTGAAGCCATTCAGGTTAAAATGAGGATGCGTAAGCGCAGACGTTATTTCTTCAACCCCGATTACGACGGTGAGAAGTCTGCCTACCTTCCTACGATTCAGACCAATGGTGGATGGGGTGTGGATGATGCAAGGGAATTCTTCTCTGACTACAGACCGAACAGCGGCAATGTCTTTGACATCGTAGTTGTCTATCCAGTGGAATACGCCACTTGGATTGAGTATAAGAGAGGAAGCACTGGTATCGTTCAGACACGGGATTTCGCAGAGAGAATAGGAGTCTCATTCTTAAAGGCAGCATAAAATGGCATATTTTACAGATACACCATTGGGAATTATCTACGAGGAACTGATTCTTTTTGTCGCCCGTAGCATCGACCTGGAGTATATATACACCGGGGACAGACCTGACAAAACGGACGCAAAAATGGATAAATTTGTCGTTATAAGCCTCCCAGCAGAATTGAAAGATACGGTTTGTGGCAGCAAGGATTTCATGCTTGACTCGTTCGGACTTATCTATATTTTCTGCCGTGCAAAGTCAGACTCTACTCTTGACCAGATTACGCAGTCTGAGTTGACCTACAAGATTAAGAAAACCTTCCCTCTCAATGCGGAGCATATCACGGCTACTAAGCCAAGAGTCATACCCGGAAGCTATGACGGAAACGGTTTCTACATCAGTACGATCTCCTTTAAGTTGAAGAGCAAACCCAACGCTTTTACAATTTCGGATTAGAGAATATTGTCAAATTTATAAATTTCTGTAGATATGAAAACAAAAGAGCAAATGCAGCCCCATGCCCTATCAGGTATTTCTTCGCTGTTTGTCATGAAGGGTGGTTTCACCTCGACTGCTGCAACGGGATCCAACGCATCGGGTACTGTTGTCGAACTCGACGAGACTAACATGTGTGAATTCCCTTGTTCAGAGGATTCAGGTTTCAACTACAACGAGGGTACTCCCAGCACCGACGGTCACAAGATCCATGGCCTTGGCGTGTACTGGACTTCCAAGATGACACCGGGTGACACCGAGATTGCCATTGAGATTCCATGTCACGACACCGACATTCTGGATTTCTGCGGCTTTACCGCTGCCGATCTGGAGGTGAAGGGCAAGTCCACTGGCACTACCTTCAAGGGCAAGACCTTCAAGGGCAAGGCTTTCAGCGGCATCCGCAAGGCTGTAGTTCTTGGTCTTTTCGCTCTCGACGATACCGAGCAGAACGCATTCTTCGTGAAGAAGGCAAAGTTGATGGCTTCCGTAGCCTTCGACGCTTCGAACAAGCCTCTCTGCGTAATGCTGAACGGTACTCTTCAGGAGGGCGCAGCTGCCGATGCAGTTGCAGTGGTTGAGATTCAGTCTGCATAGGATTTTCTTTTCCACAAATACCAACTTCGCGTGGGGCGGTGACAGCTTCGAGCCGTCGCTGCCCCGTTTCTTCTGAATAAAATCTCTTTGTGTTATGGAAAAGAAAAAAGAACAAGAACCTATTGTATCACAGCCCTCGCTTGCGGCACAGCAAAACTACGCCAGTATCATCGCTGATACTCCGACGGTAGTTTCTGTCCCCCGAACCAAGAAAAAATACAAGATTTTCTGGCTATGCAATGGGCAGCTCGAAAAACTGGCTATGATTCTTGTGCGAAAAAAGAAGGTGGATAATGACGATGTTTCAGACCTTGATTCTGATCCATTCTCTGCCATTACCGACGATTTGAAGACAAGTTGTAAGGCTGCTGCCATCTACGTTCTTCACGGCTACTGGACGCTGAAATTCAAGTATTGGTTTTTGTGGCGTTGGTTCTACTACGTTCGTCAGTACGATAATATCCAACTCATGCCCCTTCTCATGGAAGGTAAAAAAAAAGTTCCGCTCGAACAGTATTTGTGGACTATCACATTTCTGACCGGGGCAAGGGGTACGCTGATGCAGATGAGGATGGAGGAAGCGGAAGCCGAACTTATCCGTCGCGAACACGATTTGGAGGCGCGTTCTCAGACCGAAAACAAGCCCAATGGCTCTTCCAGCCCCGAACCTACTTCGGAATCTGGCGAGTAGAAATGTACGGCTATTATTGGGGATTTTCTGCTGCGAAAATCGAACTGATATTTGGTGATTGTCCGTTGACCGTCTATAAGAAGCGTGAGGATGACCACAAGCCGAGACCAGGCGATCCTAACTACAAGCCGGACGAAGAAAAACTGAGACGTAGCGTGGAGAAATGGAAGGAGCGTAAGAAGAAGAGGAAATTCGACCTCAAACATTTCCTTGCTACTGGAGAGAAAATTCCGAATCGGGAAAAATAATAAAAAAGGGGCGGTATTTCCGTCCCTGATTTATTTCTTGAAATCTGATTTGAAATAAAGACCAGATTTTGCCTCGTTCTCGTTACTGGACTTCTTCTTCATCATAAAGAACACGTCACCATTGTATTCGTATCTCTCTATATATTCCCAACCTTTTTCAGACATGTAGTTGAGAATGTCGATAATCGAATTGAATTCCAGTTCCTTACCGTCTTTATCCATCAAAGTTATAGGGCTTTTCTGGCTTTGCCAAACTACTTTCGCACTTGTCTTAGCATTATGCGGTGCATTTGGTGTTACGGCACAGAAGAAGTCTCGTTTTGCTTGTTCTTGGGCGTTGGCTGTCATAACAACCAATAATGCCAGCATGAGTAATAGCTTTTTCATTTTCATTTGGATTAGTATTTTCTGCAAAAATAGCAATAAAATACGCAATATCCAAATATTATGCAGAATTTTTGATGGCGTTTGTTATAGATTTTACTTTGGCTGAATCTGTTCTGTAAAGATAAATTATTATCTTTGTCGCAAAAATTTACAAACTCACAACTGTGTGTTTTCTTGGTATTTACATTGATTTAAAGGCTAAATAGTTATGGGAGATTTGTCAAAACTTATGTTTGAGATAGGCATCAAGAGCCTTAAAGATACTATTGCTGCGCGAGAGCGCGAACTTGACGCTTTCCTTCAGAAATACAAAGGAAAGACCATCAGTATTGACATCAGTGAGGCTAAGAGTCAGCTCGACTCCCTTAGTTCTGCCATGAGTAGTGTTGGATCTGGTAAGGATGAAGCAGGCTTGAAGGCTTATCAGGAAGAATTGTCGAAACTTAACGAACGTTTTGATAAGTTGATCAGCACCATTGAGAAGTTGAATTCCAAGAGCAGCAGCAGGAGTCGCCGCAAGAAGAACCTTGACGATGAAGCCGAAGCAGCAAAGAAAGCCGAGTCAGCACTTGGCGGGCTTGCTGCGATGTCGAAGCAGGTGGGCTTCAATCTTGAAAGTCAGAGTGAGGGCTTTAGCAGAGCCAGTTTCAGCGTTAAGGCATATCTCGACAATATCCAGAAACTTATCCGTGAGGAGCAAGTAGTTGGAAATTTTATCAAGAAAGCGCAGGAGGCAATCAAGTTTGGTGAGGGTCACAATCGTGACACCTCCCAGATGAAAGCATATCTCCAGAGCCTTTACTCCGTGCAGAATGCCATCAGAGGATTGCTTGCAAACCGTGAGCAGTTCAAGGATTTCTTGGGTATGTATAAGGCATTGGAGCGTCCACTTCCCGGCAGCAACAATGACCTCGCCCTCATGGGTGCTCACTTAAAGAATCTGAAAGAGAACGTCACCATGGCCGATGCCGCATTGAGAAGTATGGCTGTCAGCCTACGGCTCAGTGATGATGGTGCGCCAAATCTTCGTCGCAACATCGAGCAGATTGAGGTCGCCATTACAGCCTTAAACAAAGAGAGGGAGAAACTTGCAAAAGCAAGCGGACGTGCCGACGAATTCGGATTTAGTAAAGAGAGTATTGAGCGTAAACGTCGCGAGATTGAGGCATACATCAAGACTTTGGAGGAGTTGAAGAAGAATGAGACGCTGCTGAAGAATACGCGCCTCAGTGCTTTGTGGACTCCAGAGAGTCCCGGCGAGAAAGCCCCGCTTGGTCGTTATTTCCTCTCCCTTCTTGGTGCTGGAAATGAAGAAACGCAGCGTGTAAACGAACTCGTCAATAATAAGGAGCGTATCAAGAAGGCTTTCGATGATCTGAAAAACGCTATCCAAGAACTTGAAAAAGTCAGAGCAAAAGGTTTGGGTCTGGGTCTTGACATCAGCGGCTCTTCGGCACAAGTCATGGCTGCGAGAGACTTGCTGGCACAGCTCAGTGGTGCAGCATATAACGAGAAGATGCTGTCGAACAGCAATGGTATAGAAGCCCTTGTGGTTCAGTATCAGACGCTTCTTGATGTGCTTCTCCGCATACGCAAAGTTCAGGGTGAAGCCAATGCTAAGGCTGTTGAAAAGAATAAGTCCGACGAGAAGGCTATTCAGGAAAACAGCAAGGCTATCGAAAAAGCTATTGAGCAATACGATAAACTTGCTGTCAAACTTGAACGTGCAAAACGGTTGCAGAAAGAGGCACATGAGCAGCGTGTAGAAACACCAAAACTTGACCGATTGATTTCGGAAATGGAGCAATACCTTACTATGCTCGACAAACTCCGTACTCGCACGAAACTTAACGATACCCCAGGAACCACCGTCAATACGCTGATGCAGGAGGGTGCTTATCGTTCACTTACCGCAAGGCTGAATGAAAATACCAACGAAGTTAACCGAAATATCAATGCTAAGAATAGACTGACAATGGAAGAGCGTAATATGGCTGCTGCCCTACAGCAGTCAACCACTTCCATGCAGCACCAGTCGCAGATTCTCAGCGACCTGAAATCACTCGCTACCCAATACATCGGTGTTTGGGGTGCGCAGGGATTCTTGCAGAAGATTATCCAAACTGGTGGTCAGCTGGAGTCGCAGCGTAAGAGTCTTACCGCTATCTTAGGTCAGGCTACCTACGCTAACGATCTCTATTCGAAGATTCAGAAGTTGGCTGTACAGTCGCCATTCGGTGTTGTGCAGTTGGATCAGTATTCGAAGAATCTTAGTGCCTTTGGATTCCAGTACAATGAACTCTTTGACATGACAAAGAGGCTTGCGGATATTGCCGCTGGTACTGGTACAGACTTCGGACGTTTGGCTCTGGCTATTGGTCATGTCCGCTCAGAAATGGCATTGACTGGTTATACTCTGCGTCAATTTGCTATGGCAAACGTGCCTATGCTTCAGAAACTATCTGAGAATCTGGGTGTTACGACCTCAGAGATACGTAAGATGGTTCGTGAGAAGAAGGTTAGCTATGAAGATGTTGTAAAGGTGCTTAAAGACCTCACAGACGAGAGCGGCATATTCTACAACATGCAGGAAACAATGTCTGAGGCTGTGAGCGCAAAGTTCAAGAACCTGCGAGACTCAATGGATATTATGTACGGTCAGATGGCAGAGTCAATGATCGGTGACGTACTGAAGGGCATCGCGAAGGGTCTCACCGAGATAACTAAACGTTGGCAGAGTTTCGGCACGGTCATCTTTACTACCGCAGCCCTCCTTGGTACATACAAACTATATATGCTGGCTGTTAATCGGGGTATTCAGGCTCAGACAGCAAGCATTCTTGCCAATAACGTTTCTACCAAAAACCTTACAGCAGAGCAGGTTAAACACCTCGCCGTTACTGGTCAGATTACCCGTGCAGACCTCGTTAGTGCCGTTGCCACTGGTAAGTTGACAGCAGCGCAAGCCGAGCTTGCAGCCGAATACTTTGTGCTTGACAAGGCAATGATGAATAATGTCGCAAGCATGAAGCGTTATCAACTGGCTATGAGTGGGTTAGGTGGTAGTGGCTTCATGGCGGCTCTCACTAATCCTTGGACTGCCGCATTGATAGCATCCGAGGCTCTTCTTGGGTCGTATATGGCGTATAAGCAGTGGAGTGACAGCATTTATCAGGACGTTGACACCTACCTTGAACGCACAAAGACCGCATCAAACGAAATCGCAAAATACCTCGAATCGGCAAACAAGCCGACTCAGGAGAAGGATCTTTCCTCTGAAATTGAGCAGATGATCACCATCCTCAAAAACTCAGAACTTTACACCGAGGAATTGCAGAAACAAGTAAATTTGGCTCCTGATCTCAGTGGAGAGTACGACGTTTTGATTGCAAAACTGAAGGAATGTAATAACCTACTTTCCAATGCGGGTGTCAATGCCGCCACGATTGCAGAAATTATCAAAGCAAGTTCCGCTGATTTTGGAGGCTGGGATTTCGCCAAACTTGGCTTACTTGGATTGGATAGTCTTTGGGGCGACAACACTTGGGATAGATTTATCGAGTGGGCTACCAACGAAGATATGAGCGCAAATGTTGATGACATGCAGAAATCTGCCGATGCCCTCAAACGTGTCATTTCTGGTATGTCCGAATACCGTTCGGCCATGGAGGCAGCTATTCAGAAGATGATAGATGTCTATGGATATGCCAAACTTTCAAACCTCCCGTTTGACGAGCAGATTCAGTTGCTTGCTCAGAACAAGGAGGCTTGGTCTGAATTTACCTTCATTGTTTCGCAAAGCTCTTTGTCTTTCGCAACTGACTCCAAAAAGATATGCGAAGCAGCTCAGGAAGTCAGCGATGATTGGAATGAGATCGCGGAGGATGACGTTCCGAAGATGATGGATAAGATGATGAAGGAGTTTAATATGACCAAGGATCAGCTTCAGGTATGGGCGCAGGAAAACGAGACTATTTTCAGCGGTATGCTTGATATTATGCTCGCCAAGGCCAAGGAACGCTCTCCTCAGATTGCGCAGAAAATCCGCGATGCAATCTTGGGCTGGATTAATGGTGTTGCACCTGAGAAGCAGGCAGAGACTCCAGAGGAACGCGCGAACCGTCACCTCAACGATATTATTTCCCGTCGCAACGCCATTAGAAAGAAATCCGGGCGTGAGGGTGTCTATGCGAAATCTACCCTGAATGAGTACGCAAAAGGCAAAGGTCTTGGAAGCGATCTTTTTGATGATACTTTTGTCGCCACCTACTTCAAGAGCGGGCAGGGTTATTCTGCTGGCTTTGAAGCTATCCAGAAAGCATACAAGAAAACTTACGACGCTATTGAGACTGCAAAGAAGGTTAATGATCAGCGGACAATTAATAATCTACAATCCACCTTCAAACGTCTTGATACCGCAATGGATGCTTTCGGCTTGGATAAAAAACATAGCGGACTCTTCCCGAAAAATAAAAATAGCGACAAGGATGAAGTTGCAAAGGAAATTCGTGAGCGTGTGAGAATAATGAAGGAAGCAGCCGATTCTTATCAGTATTGGCGTAAAGCCGTAGGCGATAGAAACGCCTTCTCTCATGTTCGTGACGAATTCGGCGAATTATTGGGCGAGGAAAATCTGAACACTGATAACGTCGGGAATTTGCGCGAAAATCTCCTCAAACTCCGTGCTGAACTGGAGAAGCGTCCGAAAAAGAAGCCAGTTCTGGAAGGATTGAAGGAGATTGATAAAGAGTTGGCTCAATTGGATCGCAAAGATTTCGAAAAAACCTCAGAGGAATTCGCTTCAAGGGTTAAGATTGAAATTGACGGTCTCACACGCGCATGGGAAATATTCAATAATGTACGTCAGGCAACCGGTGACGTAGAACTTGCCGTTAAATTGAGCGGTGTCGATTACTCTGCTGGCGGCACTCAGAATCTTGCCGATTCATTACGCGAAAAACTCAGTAATGAATTTGGAGGTATGGGAGCAGCTATAGATTTTGACCTGAATCTTAGCGACGAAGATATTGAGAATCTAATCAAGAATCTTGTTCCAAAAGAATCCCAAACAAAAATAAAAGGATTGATTGATCAGTATTCGAAGTGGAGGGATTTGCAGCGTGACGTTCTGAAGAACGACATTAGCACATTCACCAACCTTATCGACGATGCTGAATCACTGAGACAGAAACTCGAAAAAATCACAGACCAATACAATGAGCAAGTTCAGTCTTTAGAGAGACTGAGAAGCCTTGGTGTGAATAATGGCGGTATTTCTCAGGAAATGTACGAAAGCGGATTGAAATCCGCACAAAATGAGCGCAATCTCCAGTTCCTGAAAGAGACTGTCAATGCGGTGAATTGGGGTGACACCTTTAATGGTATAGGAAATGTTCTCACGGTGAGTATGAGAGAACTGTACACCCGTGTCATGAAAGAAATCCGTTCCGATAATTTCAAGACGCTCAACAATACGCAACAAAAGTCTTACATTGATTTGGCGAAACAACTTCGCGGCAATGGCGCAGCAGGAGTAGCCAGTCCGTTCAACCTCGGTGCATGGGGAGATCTCGGTGAGATTGCCGACAGATACAAGGCTGCTGTCAATAAACTCGTTACCGCTATTGGGAAGCAGATCCGTGCAGAGCAGAGGAAGGCAGAACTGGAGCGTGTTATAAATTCCTCTGAAACGACAGAAGAAGAGAAGGCGCAAGCAAAGGCTCTTCTTGAACATGTCATGCACACAATCGACGAGGCAAAAAAGGAGGTTGGTGATGCTCAGACAGATGTCAATCGGGAAGGTAACGACATGAGCGATGCCTCTGAAAGAGCGATAAAAGGCTTGAACGATTTCTCCACTGTCTTGGGACAAATCACCTCTGGCTCTGTAAGTGGTTTTGCCCTTGCAATAGGAAACCTTATCCGAACGATAAGTGGCAAGGACGTTGCAGAGAGTGTCGGTCAGTTGTTTGGTGAATTAGGAAAGAACATTGGAGGTATAATCGGTGCGATTCTCCAGATAATTGACGCTCTCGGCACTGAACCAGCAGCATTCATTGATGAAATTCTTCAGAAGGTGGCTAATGTCGTTGAGGCAGTTATCTCTCAGATTCCTCAGATTATCGCTACCGTTGTAGAAGATGTCGTTGATATTGTAGGCTCTGTCTTCAATGGCATCGCAAGTTGGTTTGGTGTTGATGATCTCTTTGGTCTTCATGCTGACTATTCCGGCTATAATAGTGCAAAAGAAGCATACGAGCAACTTGTCAATGTCTGGGACGACCTGATTGACCGTAAGCGTACATACCTGAGAGAGAATTGGGGTAATGAGTCCATTCAGGCTGCAAAGGAGGCTATGTCTCTTTTGAAGTCTGAGATTGAGCAGACTAAGGAACTTGCAAACATAAGGCTTGGAAGCGGTGCTTCTATGGGTAGTCACTCCATCGGCTACAGAATGTGGGAAGGCAGTTACGACTACAATGGCGTAAACTGGCAGGACGTTGCAGGTGAAATATCCAGAAGCCTCGGTGGTGTAAGGTTCTCCGGCATGAGTGACATGCTCAACATGACTTCGGAACAACTTCTCTGGATCAAGGAGAACTATGCTGGTCTTTGGGCACACATGGACGGCGACTTCAAAGAGCATCTGGAGAGTATCATCAAGTATAACGAGGATATTCAGGATATTCTCGACGAGGTGGCACAGAAACTACACGGTCTGACAATGGACGGGCTGCTTGACAGTTACTACAATTTCGTCACCAGTGCCGAGAATGCCAATGATGTTCTTGCCAACGACCTCGAAAGCAAGTTGAAGGAGGCAATTGTAAAAGGAATGATCGAAAACCTCTATAAGCAGCGCATCGAGGATCTTATCAAGAATAGTACAGATATGGGTCAGAACGACACCTATATTGACAAGAACGGAAATGTGCGGACTCATAGGCGTGGAGCGGATGGTGCTATTCTCGACACCGACGTTGCAAGCGAATATACTGGCGAGGAATATGCCCTTCTGAAACAAATGGCAGAAGCCATCGGTAATGAAGAGAAAGCCACATACGAAATGCTGAAAGCCATCTACGGCTGGACGGACGAAGACGCGAGCAGCACGAGTGTTGGCAGGACTATTCAGAGCATTACAGAGCAGACAGCCGATTTGCTTGCCAGCTATGTGAATGCAATGAGAGCCGATTTGTCGGTAAATCGTGCGATGATAGGTCAATACTTCCCGCAGTATCTTGAAGCCATGACCCAGAACCTCAAATCAATCAGGCAGATTGAAGAGAATACTGCTGCTATCATGCGCAGTAACCAGACAATCGCTGAAAAGATGACTTCATTGGAGAGTATGGTTAGCGGTCTGAAGAATAAGACTTGGAAAATGCCAATAAGTTAAAATGTAATGATTATATACGAAGAAAAGCGGCTATCCTCACGGACGGTCGCTTTTTTCAAACTAATTATTCATTACTACTAACTAACCTAAAACCAAATCAGTATGATAATATTTTACCTTATTAACGCTGCAAAGATATTGATTTTATCTCAAATCTAATAAGATTTTATGTAAAATTCTTTGACAAGAATATTATTTACCTTATTTTTGCCAAAAATATTTTACAATATGGCTATCTATAAGAAATTTCTGATAAAACAACAAACCTACACTGGATCGAACTACGTTAACGTTGGTAGTGCGATTGATACACAGACCAAGTTTAGGGTTGTGTGTCAGGAATTTCCGTTCAAATACCTTCCTGATGCAAAGGAATTACCCAAGCGTGACTGGAATGATGAAAGCGGCGAGGACGTATATATGCCTACCGATGGAGTCAAATTCAAACCCTACGACTTAGAGGCGACTTTCGTTTACGTCGGCACTGCTTCTACCATCAAGGATGACCTGAGAAAATTCATTGACTTTATCTATGGTAGAATTGATGCCAATGGTAATGCTCAAAGCAGAGGTATTATGCTTGCCATATATGACGAATACACCGAGACCGGGCGACAAGGCGTTTACGTGCTCAATGTTGACAACACATTGTACTGGAATGTGGACTACGATACCGATGCAATCGCCACATTTAAGGTGAAGTTCAGAGTGACAGATCCCGTCACCCGTCTTAACAGCAACTTAGCAATAGAGGCATGAAAAGATGGACTATATATAGCAAAGACGGACAGCCCCGTTACACCACTCACGTTGAACTTGACGAGAGTGGTGAAGTTGTATGGCAGGACACCTTTGAGTTGCATGACGAGTGGATGGCAGAATGCTTCCTCACTCTTACGATCAAGAATCCAGAGCCTATTGATTTCTGCGTAGGCGATTATATTGATTATCGAGGTGAGAGATATAGCATTAACTACGACCCCTCTGTTATCAAGAAGGCGCGTAGTGGTTCATATAGTGAGGGTTTCACCTATGACAATATTAAATTTGTGTCGGTTCAGGATGAAATAGTACGTTGTGACTTCATCGACATAGTTCTGAGTGATAACAATGTTCACTACACGTCTCTACCCGTATTCCCGTTCTATTGTGAAACCGTAGATGATCTTCTTGACCGTATTCAGGCATGTCTCGAAGAACTATATCCCGGAAAATGGATTCTCATTTCTCCAGATAATGTAAGAAATAGACAAAGAGGACTCTGCGTAAATAGGGCTTCAGAGTTTATTTCTGCCTACAACAAATATATCGGAGAGAATACCAATTTCAAGTATGAGAAGACTGGCGTACCTTTGACCGCCAACAATATTACTTGTTGGGACGCAATGAAATTCGTGCATGATGAATTCGGATTGAATTTCATTGTTCGTGGTCGTTGTGTCATTGTCGGTACAGTCGGTGTTTTCACATCGAAGAAATTCCGTTACGGCAAAGGAAATGGCTTATACGAAATCGAGCGCATAGGCGATCCAGAGCAGCAGATAGTGACGAGGCTAAAAAGCTATGGTAACGAGACCAATCTTCCAGAACGTTACTATGCGACGCTCAACCTCCAAGTCTTTGCTGACGTTGAGGAGATAAGGAATGTGTACTCATACGAGGAAACTCCTGGTATTGACTTCACTCTCAACCTTGATTTCAGTTCGAAATACTTCAACTACCGCTCGAAGAGTTATCCCAGCACTGACTCCGCTCCCAACTTCATTGTGAAGATGGAGGCAAACGATCATGCCGTTATTGGCTATATCACAAAGGACTCGCAATCAAACAGATGTTATGTCTATTGTGAGCATACCACCGATGGTTTGGATGACCGCGACGAGCCAGACCGCGACGAAATGGCTGCATTTGCGCAGGCATTGAAGGTTGGTGACAGAGTGTATTTCAGAGCTTACGTTGAGAAGGGTGCTTTTGGGGAGGGTTATCATTCTTATTCCACACAGAATCTACCTGACAACATGGAGATTAATAGGCTCATGTTGCCGGGATTCCCCAATAAGAGCCTTCAGCAGTGGGTTCAGGAGCACAGCGATGACGAGAGAATTGCTGCTGCAATCGCCGAAGGATTTACCTTTAGTGACAACAAATACCGTCCTTATATCGACTCTCCCAATAAGAGTATATACGATATTCGCCCTGCCAACATCTATTTTGATGGCAGCGACGATACTGACGATATTTTCCCGACACTTGCAGGTATGACCTATCAAGGCACTGCCAGCGATGCCATTGTTAGTGCAGATCAGATTACTGATAATGGTGTGTTGAGTGCCGAAACAAAGGATTCGGAGAGGCGCGTGAATGTAGTGCTTCCATACGCAGGGTTTGACCTGAGTGAACTTTGGTCATCCGATGCCACCATTGAAATAAAAGATGGCATGTGTGGCGCACGTTCCCTGAAAATCGTGAATAAGCCTACCCGTGATACCAATGGTAACTGGCTTTGTACTTGCGAGAGAGCATACGACGAGACCCTTCACCTCTATTACCCCTACAGCGATTTCCAAATAAAAGGAGGTGATAAGTTTGTGCTGACTGGCATTGAATTGCCTGACGAATACGTGGAGGCTGCAAGTGAGCGTCTTTTCTTTGCCAGCCTTGATGCCCTGAGAAAGAATCATGCCCCCAGATATACTTTCCAACCCAGAATTGACGAAATTTGGATGCAGAGACAGCACGACCAAGCTACCTCTGGCGGTGTTGCTTCACTGCATGACACTCTAAAAGCTGGTGATATTTTCCTCTTTGCCGATGATGACTTGGGTATTGACGCTCAGATTATCATTGACGTGCTGACGATCAAAGAGAATGCCAATAACGGCATACCGACCTACGAAATCACGTTGAGGGACGAAAAGGTTGTTTCTGCTATTGACAAGATCCAGAACAAGATTGTGTCGGCACTTGGTGGTGGTGGCGGTAGCGGCATGTCTTCTGCCCTCTATAGTTCACTTGTAAGTTCTGAGGGTAGCGGCTTGTTCCTCTCCAAAGTCTATGATGACGAGGCGCAGGGCGTTATCGGGTTCCTTAGCGGAGCGTGGTTCGGTATCAAGACTTGGTTTATTGACGCTTTAGGCGATGCCAACCTGAATAACGTCACAGTCAATGGCGTATTGAAAGCCCTCTATTCATATATAAATAAGGTACAGTCAACAAACTATACTGGTGACGGTATCTTTGACACGGGATGGAGGATCATCAATGACTATGAGGGAGGTAATTCAAAAGCCACCTTTGACTATCTTTATGTCAGAAAGAAGTTCACGGCTGAAGAGCTGGAAATCAGGAAGATAACCAGCATCGGAGGTAATTTCTGTCTCTCCCCTTCAAGTGGAAGGATTTGGAAGATAGACTATTTTGACGGTGAAGGCACTCTTCTTGGTTATGACATCTATTCCGTTCCCTGGACTTTGGGTGGAAGGATTATGACGCTGTTCAAGAAGAATCCGCTCAACCGATTCCTCGCTCATGAGAAGAAATTGCAGAGAAAGCTCACTGACGAAGAGCGTGCAAGGGTAAAAAAGATCCGTTGCTACCAATTCTGCGATGACGGTTCTACGCAAACAATGTCTAATTGGACGGTTGGTGCGCAGGCTCGTTGCCAGACCTTCAATGTGAAGCAGCAGATGGAATTCGATGGCAGTTCATGGAAGGGCGTAAAGGTCAGCAACACTTATTGGTGGCGACTTGCCAGCGGTGTTGGCTCCATGATGATGGAGGATGGTAGCACTCATGACTACGTTGACTTCCTCGTAAATACTGGTAGTTCTGCAACGGAAGCCATTGTTGCAGAGCCGGGTTCGGATTGGCCGAGCGTTGGCGATATGATGGTTCAGGTAGGACACCGTACAGATCCAGAGCAGATGAACGTAATCATGCTCGAAACCGTCGGTGAGGATGCTCCAGCTTTCAAAGAATACCGTAATATCAATTCTTGGAGTCTGGAAGGTAAGCGTAAGACTATGATTTCGCCCAAATCTGGTAACGAACTCTACGCCACACGCTTTATCATCGAGACCGAATATGGCGATAATATCGTTCCTGTAGATCGTGGACTTTGGGTTGACATCGTGCCTGATGCAGACGGTAATCGTCGTTGCTATTACTATGACCGCGTAGCCCATAACGGCGCGTTGTGGCTGTGTATGGTGGCCGAGGGTTATCACTATGAAAAGGATGGCAGATGGCTGACGCAGCAGGAGGTCGATGCTATGTCGCTCGAAGAGCAGAAGGAATTGGATAGGGTTCGCAACTGGACTGGTGTTGAGCCGGGCGACGCAACCGCAGAGCAGCGGACGGTATGGGTTAAGAGCGTCTATGCTGGTGTTGCCCCATACATTAAATTCAGCGACGCTCTGATTGCCATTCCTTGCGAGAAAGATGGCAAAGCAAGTGAGAAATACACCAAGACCGTTACCGTAAAACTTATGGTAACAAACCTTGAAGCTACTATCACAAAGGTTGAAATGGAGGGTGGAAATTCTCACGTAAAACTCAATAATAACACCATTAAAATATCATACGCAGAAGGTGATACCGTTACAAATAAAGACTACACAATTACCGTAGAGGGTGATTGTCAGGAGCAGCATTATGTCGCCACTGATAAAATCAGCATCTATGCTGTTATCAGAGGAAACGATGCTTACGAGGTTTCGGCTACACCTTCTTCTTGGATTTGGGCGCAAGAGGGTGCAAATCTTACCTCGCAGCAGCTCATTGATGCCATGAACAACGGCACTCTTCCTTCTTCCTACAACATTATGATTGATGGTGTTGAGGAGGTTAATGGTAAGATGGGTAATTCGGCGGCTCAGATCAGCGTCACTAACGACGGTGTGGCTATGCCATTCCAGATTGTCAGCGTCTATGCAAGTGACAGCCGGGTAAGCACAGAATACAATAATCTCACTGGTAGGGTTTGGGTTAAGTCATTGCCCAATGACCTTGAATCTGGCTATATTGACATCAACATCGTTTATGGTAATGCAGCCCAGAAGACTTTACGTATTCCGTTCCACTGCAACCTCTTGGGTAAGTGGCGTGAACTCATTCTTGGTGATACCCAGCTTATCATTGCCGACAAGACTCGCTATATTGAAGAAGAAATCGGAAGTATTAATGAAGAGTTGGATCAGGCGCGACTTGATTTTAATAACGCCACAAAGGAATTAAGCGATGTAATCGGTGCTAATAAGGCTACTCAGGAAGAGATAAACGAGATCATGGCTGATGGCATCGTTGATGCTAAGGAGAAGGCTACCCTTAAAGCGTTGCAAAAATCATTAAAGGCTGAATATAATGAGGCCATTTCTGCATATCAACCAGTACATGATAATGAATTCCTGAAAGATAGCAGTGTTAAAACAGCACTTGAAACGGCAAAGACTAATGTAGATACTGCCTATACCAATGTCGATAATAAGATTACGCAACTTCTTGATATTGAGGTTATTTCAAGTGAGAAGGCTGCTGAAGTAAATTCGGTATTTACTGCTTTCGACGAGAAGTTGCAGGCTTTCCGTACTGCATTGGAGAA